TCGTGACTCACCTGAATAACCACGTGAGTCATCTCTCGGATGTAACCCCTCTCTACTTCTTTCCAGTACTCAAAGTCGTCTTTCGTAACGGTAATTTCGTTCATGAAAGAATTACCGCATTCCTACTCGAAGAGTTGACATCGTTCTGCCTCCAGGAGGGCCAGTGCGACGAGCTCGAGACTCTCCCAACACCGGTTTTTGCATGATACTCTTCCGATGCGTGAACCACAACACACCGTAACCTACAGCATCACTGGCGTGAGACGCCCAATCATGCTCGGGTTGTTCTCTGTTCATTCCGTCTGGTGTCTGAGTCCAGCGATAGTTCACTAACCGTTCCCAGACATTCACACATCTCTCAGAAACGATGAACTTGTTCCGTTGTGGATCCATCAACTTCTTCGTTGCAATAATACGATCTAGAACTCGATATCCTGTTAACGGAGTGAATCGCATATTTCGAAAGCGACGATCAGTTACTCTACCTGTCGTAGGATCACGACCAAACTCAGCAGCTCTCAGAAACTGATCTCGCACAGAAGCCTTCGAAGTGATGCTGCGTTGAGTGGTATCTGGACCACCTACGTTGATCAACTCTGCGTAACCGTATTGTCGTGACCTCTGTAAAAACCCTAAGAACATCTTCCTTCTTTCAATAGGAAGATAGGGTAGCTCCTTCGGTTCGGATCCACACACCAACGAGATATAGAAGCGAATCTCCTCATCGGTACCTACAGCCTCATCTACGATTCCGATGTTACCTTGATTATCTTGCTGCATCACAACAGCGAAGGTCTCATCTGAAACACCCAAGTCCCAAGCGATAATCGAGTTATGCTTCCACTCCGGATTGAAGTCGAGAGGCTTCAGATGTACGGTCTTGATCAGTTTATCGTAGACGCGACCTTCCACAGAGGTCTCGTAGTTTATGTCAACCTCTTGTCCGAGTTCGGTAGGAGTGAGTTGAGACTTCATCCTCTCGTACCACGGAGAGGTAGGCACACCCTCTATCCACTGAAGTCCAGCGGCTTTCTCTGGATGTTGTGTCCAGTGCAGCGTATGAGTCTGGAATCCAGCGTTCGGATCAAATCGCAGTCGAGCAAAGACGTTGCCTTTACCTCGAACGGTAGAGTTCAGACACTGACACTTCACGGCTTGCTGAAACGCGGGATAGATCGTCTCACTCTTCGGAGTGCTGGCGGTTTCATCCCAGAGCCCGATCTTGTACGTACCGCCTCTACCTGCATTCGGGTTAGTCGACTCGCCGACTAAGTACGCACCCGTTTGTCGGTTCGTAATCAGCAAAGACTTGATTCGCAGCAGACCATGGTACTCTTTCTTCTCGATCCGCTCGTACATGAACCGGAGTTTTCCGAAGAGCGAGTTCGGTGACGATTCGATTCCACCATCGTCTACCAGATCCTCTTTGTAGCTCATCGAGAAGCCGGAAAAGGAAGGATCGTGCAGAAGTCCCCAGAGGAAGAACGCCATGTATAACCAGCTGATCCCCATCTGTCTGGACTTCTCGTCTATGATGTCTTTCTGAGCCCGATAGGCAGCATAGAGATCCTGAACAAACTTCTTCTGGTAGTCGTAGAGCTGAAACGGAATCGTCGAGGGTTCTCGGTCTGGGTTGAAGATCTTCAGCTCATTCTCGATGAACGCGACCGGATCGTTGACGTAACGTTGATGTTGTAACTCTAACGAAACTCTACTGAGCGACTGTTTCTGCTGTTCCTCGTTCTTCGCGCGATCCGCTTCCAGAGCTGATAATCGATCGCGGTCGTTTGATCGAACCATCTGGTTGGACAATTCCGTATGGACCGAGGTCAATATGTATGTTATAGGATCGTGCAATATCTGAGGCGTACTCATACGCATCCTCTCTCGTCTCAATACTCCGAGACGTCACTGTTACTTTGTCTTCGTACTTTCCGAAGTAACGCAGAACTCGATCGATCGCACCGAGAGAATCTGCATCCTTACCATCCAGCAGAATATCGCGCAATCGATCATCTATGAGACTCAGCAGTGACTCCATCCGCTGATCCAGAAGAGCATCTCGGCGAGATCGCTGGAACTCTATCTCTTCTTGAAAGATTCTCTTTCTTGTCCATGAGTAGACCGTCTGTTCATTCACCTCTAACCGGCGAGCTATTTCGGCTTGACTTACTCCACCAACGAGAAGTCGTACAGCAATTTTCTGCTGTTCGGTCAGCTTCATTCGTCTTCCTTTCTCAGTCTCAGTCTGTTTCCGCGTGAAGAAAGTAAAGAAAAAACTAGGATTTCTCTTAACGTTCTCTAGATGTCTCAACTGATTCTAAGCAGATTTTTTGTGAATCCGAGATAAAATCGTAATTATCTCTTCATCTAAACGTGTAGTTTCTTTAACCCAACGAAGTATAGAAAAACCTAGACTCTGTTCAATAATCTGCTGTCGTAAAATCTGCTCCGAACGTAAAACGTGCTGCTTATCATACTTCTCAGTTTGCAGAAAACTATCCGCTTCAATCGCGAGACGAGCCTGCCCATTAAAGAAGTCGATATAGTAGCCAGCAACACATCGCTCGTGACTACCGTAATAGCTATCTCCAAAACCCAACCTTCGTAACGCACGAGCTAACGCCCGAAAGCTGGGTTGAATCCATCGATCGTAGGACATTCCACCTTTACTACGAAGAGAAGAAAGAGAGTCTACACCCGCAACCATTTCTCTCTGTCGTTGCTCTTTAGCACGCTCACTATAGATCTTACGCAAAGCCGGATCTTTCTCAAAACGCTCCACGACTCGTTTTCTCTGATCCAAACGTCTTTCAGGATGCTCATCATAAAATCGACGCAAAGCTTTCTTCTGATTTTCTATTGCGTACTTCGGACGCTTACAGCCAAGACGCGCTCGACCTACTCTCATACCGGCTAATCGGCGTCGCTCTCGAGCTTCCGAGGATAGTTTCGTTGCTGCCAACTTCGCAGAAGCCGATCTCTTTTCTCGCTCTTGCAAAGGTATTTCCCGTCTTCGACCTAACGACTTTCTACCTCCGGCGACGGCCTCGATGTGAGCTTTCTCAGGATTCTCCATTCGATACACAAAGTTTGCTCGTCTTATCTTCTCTTTAGTTTCTGAGCTGCTATGACTGTGTCGAAGATATGCTTTACCATCAGCCGTCTGAGTCCACGCTTGATAACTCTTCACTCCCTCAAACTCCGGATGTTCAACGCGAAACTTGTCGTACAAAGCTCTCCACTCCGGTAACATTCTTTTCATCTCAACGATATCCTTAACTCCGTAATCGCCTTCTGTACCTCTCCGAGAAGCAGCAGTTTTCCTACAGCCTCGATTAGCTTCCGCTGTTCCTGGATTAGTTCCGTTGCATCCCGAAGACAACTCTCCTCACTGTTCGTCGCAATAGCTAACTCGGTGTATTCAGGATAAACCGCCTCTAGAAACTTCCTCACCGTTTCTGGTGATGCCTTCTTCTTCACGTTCTCTCTCCTCTCGATCGTGCTGCTGCTTCTCGAACTCGCTTTTCAGCCAGGTGAATAGAAGAATCTCCGCTACTACCATCAAAAAGAGGATCATTACGAAGACACCCTCAACGTTCATCTCTCCTCCGAATTCTCTTCTTTCTTTATCGCAACTTTCCTTACAAGAGACTCTAACGCCGACCTAGAGCAGAAGTAAAATCATATTCGTGAATACCCGCTAGTTCCTTCCTTTTTTGTAGTGCCTTCTTACAACACTCACACAACTCCAAGATTACTAACGCCCCTCTAAAACTGATCAGAGCTTTATTCATCTCACCACAATTGCTACACCTTATCTCTTCCTCTATCATCATCCTACTCTTCCTCGGTTCATCGAAAGAGTTTTCAGCACCTTTTCTGCTCTCTTCCACCAATCCGGACTCTCATCCGTAATAATTCTCGCCAGCAACTCATACCGAAGTGGTACCGTGTTTATTGTCTGAACGTGATAGCGACCGTCGCAACTGTGTGTCTCATTAAGCGACACTCCGATACTTCCTGCGTGATGCCTTGGAGACAAAAGAGTGCGAGGTACACCCTCATCTCGTCCGATAAAAAATCGAACGAGTGGTGGATAGTAACCTCGCAGTTTCATCTCTTACCTCTCGTACAAAAGCACCTTCCCGTTCCATCGAAATCGAATTCGCTGACCATCCGCTATCAGAACGTGCGGAAGGTTATACCGAGAGAACCTCCATCCGACTCCGACAAGAGGTCGTTTCGAAATCGTTAGCGTGATGTCGTACAGACCCGCATCCAAATTGAATCCGATACCACCGAATCTCTCTCTTCCGGAAAGATTCAGATAGCCATCAGCAGTTCGTCTGTGATCGGCATCGAAAACGATGACCTCCGTAATCACCTGCTGAAACGCAGAGTTATGAATGGTGATCCCTGTTCGCTCTCTGCGGATCATCGGACTCGGTAACGTTAAGCAGCTCGATAGTATGAGCGCAAGACCGAACCACAACCACTTCTTCTTCATCTCTCCTCCTCAATCGACTTGTGAGTGTTCATCGAACGCCACATCGTCACTCCGTAACTCACCGTCTCGTTTAACGTATAGTGTGCGTCATTCGTTACATCTCGTCCACCCTGCGCCTCGTACCACCGACCATCGTAGACAACCCACCCATGACCGGAAGTATCATACTTCCCCTTTGCCAACTCCGGCCAGCCGCCTAGCTCCTGCCGAATTAGGTACATCATCAGCACTGCAAAATCCTCACAATCTCCCGCTCTCCAGACATAGGTCTGATCGGGAGACTGCCAATACTCACTCATATCGTGAATATCATCATCGACCCAGCGAATATTCTGCACCAACCACCAGCCAATCTCTTGTGGAGAATCCAGATTCAATACCGGAATCTCAGGGAAGATCGGGTCGTAGTCGTCTTCCACATTCCACCACGGGTCACAACTTATTAGAAACAGAATCGGCAACAACAACCAGATCCTCTTCATCTCTCCTCAATTCAAGCTCGGTTTCGGATCGTCCGCTTCTTTGACTGGTATCAACTTCTCCATTATAGCTCGAAACGCACTGAGAGAGCCAAGCAAATCTGTGAACGGTTTCGCTACCTTATCAATAGCAAGGAGACGAGAATCATCCTCGCTCACTTCTATTTCCGAGATCGGTAAGATCCACGACTCTAAGAAGAGACACACATCTTGTCCATCTACAGTTCCGATGTATCGATACTCAGGCATCGCATCGGGAGCTCGAATGAGAAGAATTGGTAGTTTGAACTCTGCCCATCTCTTCATCGCTGCAGAGTAGGCAGCGTCTCCTGTAGAAGTGGTCAGACGAAACTCCTTCACAGGAACCCGCGTACCTAAAATCTCCTGAGGTGTAAGTGCAACTGCCATTAGAACTTTAACTCTCTTTTCGCTCATATAAAAAATACCGGAAAACGCAACAATAGTAAACAGCAAAGTAATATGAGTTATCTCTTTAATTTTGCGATTACCGCCTGAATCGCTTCCTTAACTCCTCGTATATAAAACTGCTGAATCCAATCCTTAACATCATCAGAGAGACTCCTATTCTCTCCAATCGGATATTCCTTACGACCTGAACCCCACTCCGCATCTGTAATCCTCTGAGTTTCTACAGAAAAATCTATCCCTGCACATAGTTCCTGAACTACAGAGTCCGCGTTGATATCCGAAGGATTTAACAGATTATACGACTCTTTCTGCCATAGGATCGTATCTTCAGTATGGCAAAGTCTCATACCCTCCATCGCAGTAAGAAGACCCCTAACATCGATAAGTTGTAACCTCATTTCTTCTCCCGGTACTCTCCACACCCATACTCATCCTCTCGAACGGGAGGATGACTCCACATAGTCGAAAACTGCTGAGGACTTCCTATAATGCCTTTAATAGGAATAGAGACAACTGGACTCTTCGGATATCGACGGCAGTGATGATCCTTCTCAAACCTGCACTTCACGCAACATCCTATAGAAAACTCATCACTCACTTCTCACCTCCAAACCGCTTTACGAACTCCGCATCAATAGATCGTTCGATGCGTAACACATTTGTAACGTGTCGTATACTATGATTCTTTACAGCGTTAGTATTTCCGGCGTTGTACGCGATAATCGCTTCTTCCCAGTTACCGTACTTCTCGCGCGCGTTAAGAAAGTGCTCGGCTCCTGTTCGAACGTTCCACGCAGTGTCCTTAAATTGTGCAGATGAAACTCCTGAGTAAGAGGCAGAGTTCAGCATCATCACGCCTCTATCCGTAGTTCCGTTTCCGTTCGAGTTCTCTCGAGAGTTCACGTAACCACTCTCCCACTCAGCCAAAGCAAACAGCAGATTCACCGGAATCCGTGACTGCATAGCTGCACTCATCAAATAGAACGAGACTTGTCTATCTCGTGTTCTACTGTCATAGAACAGAAGCACATCCTCAACCCGACCGGAGATGATCAGATTACTTACGATCCCGTTTACAGCCTCTCGAGTGATGTACGAATAGTTCGCAGGAGTAAGCTCCTGTGGAAGCGGATAAGCCGTTCGATATCCGAAGAAGGCTGAACCCAGAGCAACACAGATCACGAGAATCAGAACAATCGTGATCTTCACGTCGTTTGACTCTACTTTCCGGACAAGTCTTTCCACAGGTCCCGGTCCTGACACCATAACACGCGGTTTCTGATCAACGCCTGCCATATATCCTCCTTCAACCTCTCTTTATACCACTCGTGAGCTGTCGCTAACACAACAACATCCGCGCGAGGCGGCAACGTTGGATCGTACAACGGATCATGTACAACTACATGATACTCTGCGTCTTGGAGTAAATCGCGCAGAGCAACCGATGGAGAATTCCTTTGATCTTTTACTCCTGGAGCAAACCCAGAGCCTAATATCAGTACGGTCAAACCTTTTACACCGCGCAACGCCCTCTGCACATCATGCAACACTACTTGACGAGCAACTCGATACGTAATGTGAGACGGCATCCAATCATTAACCTCTCGAGCACTCCGAACCACAGACGGCACACTCCCAAGGAAAAGACGAGAATACTCTCCTCCGTGCAACAGCAACCTCGAGTCTTTCGGAATGCAATAACCGCCTACTCCAATTCCTGGAATATGCATATTACGAACGGGGTTCGTCATTCGGGTAACTGTATCAGGTATCTCGATAGAAGGTAGGTCGTTCACACATCGACGTACCTCTAATACGTCCACACCCAAATCGTAGCATATCACCGACACTTCGTTCGCGAAGGCTATATTGACGTCTCGATACGCGTTCTCCGCAACTTTGATCATCTCCGCAGTTGTCATAGAACTCACAGATACCACCCGATCACAAACCTGACTATACAACAACAGGCCTCGCCTCAAACTTTCTGCATCGAACCCAGAAATAATACGAGGCATCACGCGAATACTCGACAGCAAACGCCCCGCGGCAACTCTTTCAGGAGCGTAGACAAGTCTACCTTTATGAGCGAAGAAGGGAGCTACTTTTCGCTCCATCGTTCCCGGAGGGAGAGTCGTTTCTACACTAACCAGTACTTCAGTATCAACATACTCTCCGATCTGTTTCATAAGACACAGAAACTCTGCATCTTGCAACTGCCCGTCTTCCCAAGTCACTCCGACACACACAATTACGTTATCGACTTTTTGCTGTATCTGCGCAAAAGTAGCTGCTATACGAAGACGTTCATCTCGAAAAACTGCGTGCAAAGCACTCTCTAATTGAGGTTCCTGCTCATCAGAAAGATCTCTATCTAAGATGCGTTTTCGACGATCATCAACACGTTCTACTCCTATTACGGCATGACCTACTTGAGCGAACGCTACAGCAACTGCTAATCCAACCGTTCCAAGACCGATAACGACAGTTGTCTCGCTCACTGTTCGATCTCCATTTCTACCCACGCTTCCTCCGGATCGGTCAACGACTGATTCTCCACCAACGCTTCCTCCAGAGTCATCAACCGATAGTCTACCGGTGTATCTGGATCATCGCAGCGTACTCGTGCAAAGAAGAGCCTCTTTTCAAGAAGCATTCGACGCGGTGGAGATACCACTCTCTTTAGATGTTGTGCTAGTTTGTAGGTCAGATTCACATCCGACATGGCATCGTGTAATCGACTACCCTCTGTTGAGATATGACACTCCGTAACAATCGTACCGAGTTGTCGATTCGCGGGTACCGGAATCTTTCCCATCCACACTGCAACGGTCGTCAGATACAAAACATCTACCGGAAAGTGAGAGAAATACGAGTAGAAGTACTTGTCTCCACATCGCAACCACAGAGCCTCAAGAAAGTCCAGATCGAACTTGACGTTGTAACCTGCCGGAGTAAACTTATCTGCTCGGTCGTAAGGATCCACGTACTTTTGCAGCACCGCTCGGATCATCGGCATCGTGTCTCGATCTGTCAGTTTAAAAGCTCGAACTAGCTTCTCATCAAGCATGTGATTCTGAATCAGCGCCGGATCAATTTCGCTATCCACGGGATTCATCGTGAACTGCGTTCTCTCCGCGATCACCTTGTCGATCTCGATTAGGAACGCGACTTGCCAAATACCATGCGTCGCTGGATCGGTACCAGTTGTCTCAACATCAACCCAGCATACCTTCATCCCTACACCTCCAACTCTGCCTCAAAATGCTGGAATTGACAACTATTCCAAGGATGCTTCAATCTCGTTTTCTTGACCATCACGACACAACACGGATAGTTAGGACCGGCATAGTCACCATAATCCTCAGTCACTATTTCCAAGGTTGATCCGCATTCCCTACATTTCCACTCGCTCATTTCGGTTCCTCCTTCTCCCCCTGCTGCGGCTTCTCCCCGGCTCTTGTGACGGGGGGCTTGCGGAGCGTAGTGCATAGCAGCATCCAGACATCCCGGCGCAATAGCTGTAGGTCGATGAGGATAGCTTGCAGCCAATACCCGGGCGTCTGCTTTGCTCTGGCGGTTAGATCGGCCCACCATTGGCAGTTATTCCCCACGGCCCACCTTCCGGCCCCGGGGCGGCTCCCGATCATCACGCAATTTGATTTGATCAGCTACAAACACAACGTTGACGGATACCATGTCCTGACTCATGATCTGGATATAATCTTGCTTCCCGTCGGAAGTTCTCGTTATTTGCACGGTCAGTCGTAATCCGTTCACAGCTTCCCGCCTTCCCCCGGCTCCCCGGCGAGGGCCGCATCGGCGCGGGCGATTGTGATATGAGCCCACTCAAGGGCTCCGGCCAATACAAGATAATCTTTGAGATCTTCGGCGTCGCACATCCCCTGTAGTGAGTCCCGCAACTCCTGTACCAGCATTCGCATATCGCCCATACCCGCCCAGTCCTTGCCCGTAATAGCCCCGCACTTTTCGCATCGCCAAGGTCCTTGCCATTTACTCACGGCTCGCCTCCCTCTTTCTTCTTCTCCAGCCGTTTCTTATTCTCAGCGTTCATCGTAATCTCCTTGCAGGATTCCCAACCCACACCTCTCTCGGAGGTACGTCCTTCGTCACAACAGAACCAGCTCCAATTAGTGCTCCTTCTCCAATAGTCACACCGCTCACTATCGTGCTGTTAGCTCCAATAGACGCACCTCTCTTAACGATCGTCGGAACGATAGACCACTCTCCAACCGCTCGAGGATTGCGATCGTTTGTGAAACAAACGTGAGGACCTACGAACACCTCATCCTCGATCTTCACTCCGAAATAGATCGAGACGTTATTCTGAATCTTGCAACGACGACCGATATGAACGTCATGATCGATGTACACACCCTTCCCGATCCTCGTTCCCTCACCGATTGAAGCTCTCTCCCGAATGTGAGTCCAGTGCCAAATCTGCACGCTCTCCTCAATCAATACACCAGTCTCGACGACAGCGAACTTGCTGATCTGACGTCCGTTACCTACGTCTTCCATCTCATTCATATTGAATCCTCGTAGCGTATCCGTCGCGAGCTATCCGTACGGCATCTGCAACCGCGAGAGACTTCAAACCTAACTGATCATCTGGTGGACGCTCTCCACCGCGATTAACCAAGTGAAAGAACATCTCCAACTCAGCTAACACTGGTTCTCCACCTCGAGCTTGCCACCGATATCGCTCGCAGCGCTTCTGTCGATCGAACCACACGATCTCAGAATTCAGCAGATCGGTCTGGATCACAGAGTCCTTCGAGTACACACAGATCTGTCTCGCTTTCGATACATCGATCCACGACAGTCTCGTGTTCACGCTCAGACTCGCATCGAGTCGCAGATCAACGCTAGCAAACACATCAATACCATTCGAAGTAAGAACTAACGCTCGGTCGATCCAACTCGGATCTCCAAACAGATGAGTGATCAGATCGAAATCATGAACACCGAGATCTATCAACAATCCCTCTGCTCTATGAACTGCTACGTTATTGACTCTGGAAGTTGTGATGAAGAGCGGAAGATCGTTAGTACGAGCGGTAAGCCTCAACAACCTTCGCAGCTCTTGAACGATCGCGCTGAACCGCTCCACATATCCCACTACAACGATAGAAGAATCCTTTAACTTCAACTTCTTCGCCTCTTTAAGAGAGAACGCTAGTGGCTTCTCTACAAAAACAGAGTGTCCGCAATCTACAGCTTGCTGCGCGAGTTGCACGTGAGTATCCGTCGGAGTCGCTAAGATGATCACCTCAGCCCAACTCAGAAGATCTTCGTACGACATCCAATCTGACTTCGCGATCAACGGATCAGAGACGCACGGATCACAGACTCGTAACTCGAGATTCCACACCCGCTGTTGCTGCTGCAAGATACGATAGTGTACCTTTCCCATGTTCCCCAGACCCACCAATCCAACCTTTGGCACTTGGTTTCCTCCTGTACACTACAACGTACAACTGTGTACCATCGTGCATACAGATGTAAGCGCGATACCGATTCTCGAACATATCTGTCTCCGGAGCCATCTCATGACCGCACACAGGACACCAAACATCACATTCCTGAAAGTCCTTGTGCACGATCTTCACGGAGAGTTTTACCTTTCCTTGTATTGTTACGATTCTCGTGATGATCGAGAACTCATCGTTCTTCCAGTAGAAGTTTCCTCGACTGCTTCTCCATCGTTCAAGCTCTCGAGCGGTATTCTCTTGAACCACGTGATGATGCTGCGTATCCCAGAGAAAGGTGACCATCTCTTTTTCTCCCTTACTCGTGCAGTAACCTTACGAGCGAGACGAAATAGTCGAGAGACTTTTAAGTCCTGATAGCGAGCAAACCAGTGAGTAGCAACGAACCACGCAATAACTCGTACTTCGAAAGACGAGCTGATTAATTGAGGAAGTGGAAGTCTATGCAACCGAAAGTGTCGCAGAAGAGATCGTCTCGATATGCGACTTAGATCCTTAGGAATGAGTACTAGCACGCTCCACTGCTTCGCTGCCAGCCACAATAAAAAACGTCTCACTCCTCTTCGCGGTTGTCCGTAACGTGTACGCTTATCACTACCTGTAAATAATACGCGCCACTCAAAGACTACTTTCATCAGAAGAATTACCGGCTAGATCGGATCATTCTTAACCGGCTTGTAGTAGTATCCACTCCGGTGTGTACCAGCAATCTTACGTAAAAAGGCAAGAAGATCTAGAAGAGGTTTCACGCGATCGTCGAGTATAAGAAGCTCTTCAATTCGTTGCAGACGATACTTAATACACATCCAAGTTACGCCATAAACTGTTCCGCACGCTCCGTAAGAACGAAGTTTAAGATACAGACGTAACAGCTCGTATTGGGCAGGTTTCAGTCTCGATCGACAAATCCGATCAATAGTCTTATAATCTTGTCGCAAAAAGAAGTCAATATAACGACGTACCAAACGTAGAACCATCTTAATCTTATGACGAACAAGATACTTTTGTCCCGATCGTACAAGTGGAGCAAGAACTTGAGTCGCATCACCGTAATGTAAATACGCGTCAAGTACAGCGCGTTCAGGAAGGCGAAGAAACGTATCAGCAATCACGCATAACTTCTTCAATTGCATACGCTTATATCGATCGCGAGATATTCGCTGATCTACGCCAATCGGTTCTTGATAAGCAAGCAGTTCTACATCGTCAGGATTGAACACTTACTCTCCAGCTCCGCTATCATATCTTGCCGCTCTCTCGACAGTTGAGAGAGAGATATCGGACGCGACGACTTAAACGTCTTGTAACTCAGGATAAGCGCAAGAAACAGAGCATCAACCTCGTTGTTCCTCTTATACTCGAATGGTGCACCAAACTCGGACCACTCACACCAACCTCTCATCGCGTTCAGTGCGTCAACAACCATCTCTTTCGTAGCGTTTCCTTTACCGGTAGCAAACTTTTTAACAACAGAGGGTGACACGAGCCACACGGCACTACCCTCTTCATAAAACTTCGCCTTCACGAGACCGCCGAGCTCTCCGATATCGTAGATGCTGCGTCCAACGCTACCGAAACTGTAACCCTCGATAGCAAACGCGGTTACTCTCTCAAACTCCTGAAGACGATCAGTGATAGTATCGCGAATCCATATCGTCCGACCAAACCCCGTTCGTTTGGGAACGATCTCAAAGCATATCTTCTGACCAGACTCCGAGACAACTCCTACACCGGTATGTGTAAGAGAAAGATCCAGACCTACCACTACTCGACTCATGTCGCCGAGCACGCCATCCATCCACACGACGGACACTCCTTACAACCTCCACTGTTGTGAATTTCATTACGGCACATTGGACACAGTTCCGCGGTCTCGGTATGCTTGCACGACAACTCTAACGCGGAAGCAATCGCGAGTTCAACGGAACCCTGACTTTTTCGCAACTGCTCGATAACCTCGTCCACAGAGATGTTACTTCTTAGCGCGAGTGAAACGAGTCTTCCTAATCCACCGACGTCAGGTTGAAGAAACACCTCAATAGGCGTACCGTTGATATTGTTCACTGTGATGTACGCACGTTTTTCAGAGACCGTCATCTGGTAGGTCTTACCGAATAGTACACCAGGTCGAGTTATTGGAGCGATCTTTTGTGTTCCTGCGATATCCTGACGAGTCTTCGAAACCAGCACTTGCTCTTGCCTTGATCCATCGCGATACACAGTGATGCCCTTGCAACCGCTCTTCCACGCAAGCATAAACGCGTCATAGATGTCTTTTCGCGTAGCAGAGTGAGGAAGGTTGATTGTCTTCGAGATCGAGTGATCGACATGTCGCTGCCAAGCCGCTTGCATCAAGACATGCTCTTCTGGTGTAACATCAAACGTTGTGACGAAGTACGCAGGAAGCTCCTCTCCGGCAACAACGTACGAAGCTATCAAAGGATGTACGTGCTTTAGAACTCTACCAACTCGATGCGACTCATACTCCCACTCAAAGTTCGGCTCTATCCCGGAACTGCAGCCTGCAAGCAGCGATAGTGTTCCAGTAGGAGCAACCGAAGTTAGCATCGCATTTCGACGATTCTTCCCCTCTCCGTTCGGACCTCTTTCAACGCACAACCGAGCGCTTTCAGCATGCGCCTCGTTGAGAATCATCGTTGCTACATCCTCCGCTATCTCAAAACTCTCTTGAGATCCATAGCGAACTTTAAGTTGCAGCAGCATATCAGCCCAACCCATAACACCCAACCCCAACGGACGATACTTCTTCGCAGAGACCTCGATCTCTGAAAGAACGTACTCATTTCGCTCGACTACGTTATCCAGTAGTCTCGTTGCAAGAGAGGCAACCTGCACTATTGCCGATCGGTCGATCTTACCATCTGCAACAAACTTCGACAGATTGATCGATCCCAAATTGCAACTACCATAGGGAGGTAAACCAATTTCCGCGCATGGGTTGCATGCTGCGATCCACTCGTCTATAGTCGACAGACGATTGACGATGTCGATAAAGAACAACCCGGGTTCTCCGTTTCTCCACGCACCTTCCACAATCAAGTTCATCAGTTCTCTTGCTCGAAGACTCACGGGTTCCAAACCGTGAAGATTGTAGTCTAAGACCCACTCGTCATCAAGCTCCACAGCTCGCATAAACTTATCTAACGCGGCTATGGAGATGTTAAAGTTCGTGATCTCTCCTTCAACACTCTTACAACGAATAAATTGACGCACGTCTCGACAGTCAGCGCGCATTATAGCCATATTTGCTGCACGACGCTTCCCTCCTTGCTTAATCACCTCGGAAGCTGCATCATAGACATGCAGAAAACTGATCGGTCCGGACGTCGTACCATTCGTACTACTTACAACAGAACCGATAGGTCGCAACTCAGAAAGATCGAAACCTGTTCCGCCTCCGCCAGCCTGAATTAGCGCAGCAGTCTTCAGGATGCTAAAGATTCCATCCATGTGGTCTGGAATTGGGAGTACAAAACAGGCGCTCAGGTTCTTCAACTTCGTACCCGCATTCATTAGAGTCGGAGAGTTCGGAAGAAACCACAACTCCCTCATCATCTCTGTGAACTCTCGAGAGTACTTACCATCGATATCAAGAAAACGCGCGACTCGCTCGGTCAGTGTCGTCCAGTCTTCACCAGGTTGATAATACCGTTCAGCAAGCACTATCTCTGCATTCTCACTTAATCGCTTACTCATGAATCCTCCGACTGCTTTGCAGTGGTACACGTTCAACGTGATCTATCTTCTCATAGATCACGACATCGGTTCCCATGAAATAGATCAGCGTAGCGACCTCTCGTTTAACCTGATCTACAACCCTCACAATACCTGTGTATCCTTCAAACACACCCTCCCGAATATGTACGAGGTCTCCCTCGAAGATTGTCTGCGAAGCCCTTTGGACTGTTCGCTGAATTGTCAACGTCGCACATCGTCTGCGCGCACTCTCGATAATCTCTTCTACAACGGCGTCCGGTATCGCTACATCTACTAGAGCGGCTTCTGGACTAGGTCGTCTACGCACAATCTCTCGCAATACCACCATAGAACTGGTAAAGTCGTCGAACTCTAGAAAGAAGAACCACTCATCAACATCATCCAGAAGCCCCAAGAATGCGTAACCCTCGTACAACGGCTCCTGTATTACTTGACCTCGATCATAGCGAGCAATCACAGGATAGAAGAACACAACGTCCCTAGAGTGTCGGTGAATTCGGTAGCACGCCTTCTCTATACCTCGCTGTACTCGCTTCTCGAAGTCGTGAAAGGGCAACGTTATGACGTACCATTTCATAACATCGAAAACTTCGGAGTTAGAGTTTTCATGTTGAACTCCTCACAGAACTCCGCAAACCGTGCTTGATCTAAGCAGGAACGAGTTCCTACGATGTCGCTAACTCTACCACTCAAAAAGATCAATTCCCAATTCCGAAGAAACACATCGAACTGCTCTCGTAATACCGCATCCCACGAGTTTCGAACTGTGTGTCCTCCTCGCAGACAGTCTCGAACTATGCGAGCCGCTTCCTTCTCAGGAAACCTACGAATACCAGGAACACTATCGGAATCACATCCGGTAATACTCCAGACAGCAGGTAGTTCCTCTGGCCACAGACCCCACTCCTCGTAAATGTTACTACGCGTACTCACTCGTTGAGCGGAAGGTCGAAGAAGCTGAACATTATCTCGAATCAGCAACTGCTGCCAATCATGATCATTAGAAACAAGCAACGTAGAGTTCTCACTATGTCGAACCCACCACGCTGCTAAATCATCAGCTTCGTAACTGACAGCCGCGACTTGATTAACTCCGATAATTGGAAGCAGTCGGTTCTGAAGTACAGACAGTTGTCGCAGAAAATCTTCTGCGGGTCTCTCCGTACGACCGGCTTTATACCAGGGATACTTATCAACACGCCAGTTCGTAATACTATCCCACAGAAACACGAACCGCCGAATCGCGAATCTCTGCTTAAGACCTATCAGATTTTGAACGGTTCCGAAACTGATACCTGTACCTCGACTAGATTTATCGTGCAACTCTCGAAACACCCACGCGACTCTATACGCGAGGTTCTTTGCATCAACGACACAGGTATCAAACACCATCAAAGAGATCCTTCAAGCGAAGCACAACGTACTCTTCTTGAGATTCAAAGTCTATGATAAATACCGGTAACTTTCCAGCTACCTTTGCCAGTTTTTCGATTTCTTTGAGATCACGAAGTAAGAGAGTGAAGCTTGCGTGCTTTGTAGTCTTGCACTCACAGAGCATCAGCTCAGACCGCACATCTCCTTTGAAGAATGAAAACGGAGTAGCTCCAGAGTTAGGCTGAACCTGTCCCTGAATCTTCCGCGCTACTCTCTCCTCCATCTTGCGACTGTCCTTGCGGTGATTCTGCGTCGGTTCCAACCACTTCGGTAGCATCAGATAACCTCCTCATTCGACGCTCTACTGAAGGAGAGTAGTACCAGAAACGAACTCCGTGTTGAGTCTGCATTAGTCTGCGTAGATCCTCACTCACAGAGAGATCGGTACGAAGTCCCTGCAGCAGCTTTTCCATCCCCAGAAAGCTTGCTCCACCTACGTAGTAGTAAGCTCCACGCTGTTCTATCAAACCGAACCGCGTAGCGGTAATCAGCACATCCTTCAATAGATCGTACTGTCCAGCGTGCACGTAAGCAGCATCTCGAAAGTAGAAGTCGACCTCTCCGGTTCCGTGAGGAACCGACGTCTTATTCTTCTTTGCGACGAAGGTTAGAGTCGTTCCCCACTTCTCAGCCTTCGTCTCTTTAACTTCACCACCAACAGCGTCAAGCCACTTCGCTCGACGGAACAGAACGCTGATGGACTTAAAGAACCGCAGTCCCCATCCCCCTCCGACATCTGGTCCACCGTACATATCAAAGGAGTCTCTCAACTGATTGGTATAGATCACGGAACACCACGGACGGTTCTCTTCTTTCGTGAGATCTCCAGGAGCCATCGCCGTAACAACCTTCCGACAGAAGAGGTTGTTCAGTTTAGCTTCCGTTCCCATCGTCGGTTCATCAGCACTCCGACCCTGTACGTGTGTCGGTACAGGTCCTGTGATAGAGTCAATCGCGATCAGCGACACCTCTCGAGAAGCCACCAACACTTCTACCATATCAATCATGTCTTCGAGAGAGGCTGGAGCGTTAAAGATCAAAGCATCTAGATCGACACCAATCTTACGAGCGAAATCGAAATCGAACGAACCCTCAGTATCTACAAACGCGCACACTCGACCGAGCTTCTGATTCTCCGCCAAAATGCGAAGGATTGCTGTCGTCTTACCGTGCGACTCCGGACCAGCGAACTCTGTAATTCGACCTAGAGGCAACCCACCACCTAGAGCAAGATCCAACTGCAGTGAGCCTGTAGGAACTCTATCGTATACCAGTGCTCGCGCTTCCGAAGCGATAGCTATACGTCCGGGTCCGAACTTCTTGTCTAGCACCTTTTGTAGATCGCGTGTCATACAGGTCTCCACTCTACAAGAGGTTGATCGCTACGAAGATAGAGAGGATGTCGAGGACATCCATCCTTAGTCGTACCAAAGCACGACAGTTGAGGACAACCCGCAACCAGACCCCTAAGATGAAGAACTCCTCGTTTCACAATCCAGTCTGGAGCTCTCGCTCCCCAGGCGCATATCACACTCCACGTAAGTCTAGCAGCTCGCTCCAGATAGTCGTAGTTCTCAGGTCCTACGGGATCCAACTGTTGAAGACAATCAGCAGGACTAGTAGCTCGATATGCCATCAGATTTACAATCTCGATTCCTCCGGCATTCTCTCGTTTTGCGAAGTTGATGCAACGTCTGATAGTCGGATCATCTCGCTCCGCATCTGCAGTCGAAGGATTCAACATACAAAACACCAAAGGAGGACGATCGTACCATCGTCTAGTCAGACTGTAGCGATAACGACCGTCTTCACTAATAACGGCCGACTGAATCACGAAGGAGTTCCTTCGCTAGGCGTATCCGTCGGAAGCATAGACGCCATTCCGATCACACACGCAACCGCGATATCTAACAGTTCCTTGCGAAACTTCTTCGGATCGTTCTCGTGAAGAGCTTCTAACAGTTCTTTATTAAACTCCTCCGCTATAATACCGTAGCACTCATGAGGACCAGCGTAGGTTCCACTTCCCTTCTCTCTAAGACGAAAGTCGAGCTTGTGATCAACTTCTCTCAGGGCGCGAGACAGCTCCAGATTAGACAATTGATTTCTTTGTATCATATGCACCCGACAGGAATCGAACCTGTGCAAGCTAGCCACTGTCTCCGGCGGGAGCAGCTTACTACGAGTGCTAGGAGGGGGATCTACAAAATCTAGATCCCCCGCTAGAAGTTACGTTTCCTTTCGATCACGAACCAACCAACGGAACGGAGAGTATGTTTCAGTACCGACCACATCCATTCCCTCGGCTTTCTTGGTAGCGTGAATCACTAGATACGTGACTGGAGTGAAAGCGACCTCCACCCCGACCTTCATAACCCACTGCCATCCGATCATTGTGAGAACGGCGACGAATGGCATAGAACCGATGAACGCGATGAAACCGAACAGGATCGTGTCGATCCCCTCTCCGACGATCGTGGACGCGATGGTTCTCATCCACAGATGTTTAGACTGTGGATCCCACTTCAACATCCACTCCTTCATTCGAGCGAGAATCCAGGAGTTCCCGAATGATCCGACCCAGTACCCAACCAGTGAGGCAAGGACCAATCTCGGCACGAGACCGAGCACGGTCTTGAACGCTTCTTGTCCCTTCCAGAAGGGCGGATACGGTAGCACGATCGCCATCAAGAAGATAAGCGACATAAGAATGTTCGCGCCGAAACCGTACCAGATAATACGTCTCGAGCGAGCATATCCGTACACCTCGGTGAGTACGTCACCGAAGATGTAGCTCAGCGGGAACAAAAACACCGCTGCCGTAAGAATGATAGGGCCGATCTGGATCAACTTGCCAGCGATGATGTTCGACAGCATCAGAATCGCGACAAACGCCACCAGATACAGGTTGAGAAGCTTGTACTCCTTCATGAACACCTCCTGAGAAAGATTTCGTCGTGTGCTGACGCTTACTTCGGTTGCGCGACCGGCTCTACCGGTGCGGTGGAAGTTGCGGGAGCACTTGCTTTGCGCGCAAGAGCACTCTTTTTGGCCGACTCGCGCATCTTCGCGATCGATTCAGGGCTGTGTTTTTTTCCTAGATGCGCATTTCGCATTTTTTCTATAGCCTCTGGGCTATATTTTTTTCCGGATTCACCCATAGTGATCCTCCTCAAATGAATTTTACTCTACTCCAACGGAGTAGTATTATCTCTAGACAAGATCCACTCCGCTACTTGTTCAGAAGTATGATCCGGTATCTTATCACGACCCTCTTTTACTCGAAGAAAGTAGTAGTGCTGACTTTGAACGTAAGCGTCTTTCCTTCGATCTTTAGCTTGCTGTGTTCGATCCGTTTGATGATGAAACTCATCATACTCAATCCAAATGTGCAACACATCAACCCAAAAGTCGGCACAAAAAAGCTCTCCTGATAAGCTCTGTTCCCAGTGCTCATTCTTGTGAGCACTTTCAACGCGTCCACACTGAACTATAATACTTGAAGGAAGCAAAGAAGCAACTCGATCAAAGAAAGCTGTAGCCCGAGGACCTATCCCAGGCCAAAGACCCCTTTCCAACTGTCGTCGCGCACTTATATGTCCTCGCACAACAGCCCCATCATGAGAACCGCTCTGTCCTGCTCGTCGCAACCTCTCATAAGCTTTCTTTGGATCTGCTGCGATAGAAGCGAGAATCCCCTTAATCCGTCGCGCTTTCACTTCCGGACGGTTTTGAGTTACAAGTTGAGTTTCTACCTGTTTCACACGATACGTCGGATCACTCCACTGTTTCTTTGCAGCAGCGCGTATCGCTTCTTTTACTTCCAGAGCATTCATCACAATTCGAGCCACTTCACTCTGTTTCTCATGCTCTCTCGGATCTTCGTATCGCTTCTTTTGAGAAATGCTCATCTTCTCTCGCACCTCAGATCGCTTCGTAGGGTTAAGATTGCCTAGTCGTTGCTCACGAAACTCTTGAGATCTTATCTTCCCTCGGTTTCCGACACTAACTTTTGCGCGAGCTTCCACACTATGCTTACTACCTTTTCTCACAAATCTACCCCACCTATCTTGCTCGAAGTACCAACGGCACTCGTCCGTAGAATCGCCAAGATTGCTTCGATTGGACTAGTTTTACTCCAGCAGATACGCTAGCTCCTGTATCCGCTATCACTGACACTGGAATGTTCGAGGGAAGAGACTGAATCAGCTCGGAACTAGGTTCTCCAGTCAACGAGAGCACAATCTCGTTATAACGAGACGCGACTGGTTTATGAGATCGCACCAGCACTACGATCCGAGTGAAGAACTGCCAAACAGCATCAAGCGTCTCATCCTCTTCTATCACTCCGATCACTTCTCGCTTCCCGATATCACGAAGGTCTCCAACAAGAACGGCAAGTTCGTGAGTCGGTTGCTTCGCAACGTCTCCCAACAGGAACACGCGACTCACTCCATACTGCTTAATCGCGATATTCGCGATCTTCATCGGAGAATGATCTACGCCGTCGTCACAGAAGTGAATCCCGACTCCACCTTGACCACCTCCATATACGTGAACGACACACGGAAAGATATCAACCTTCATATTAGATATTACCTCCGACAATCGTGCTAAGTTTGCCTACTCGTTTAACTTTGATCACCTGATCAAAAGGAAGATTCAGCGGAACGTGTGAGATGACGAACAGTTGATGAAACTCCTGCTTCAGCATCGTTAACACTCTCTCCATGATTTCTCTGTTATATGCGTCCAGTTCGCCGAAGATCTCATCCAGCACAACAAACTGAATCGGAGCAGCGAAACCTCTTTGTCGCAACAGACGACTGAGAGCCATCCTAATTGAGAAGTTCAGCAGTTCCTTCTCCGCACCGGAGAAAGTCTCGTACTTTCTCAACGCCTCTCCTTCCCTCACTAAGATATCCAACGTATTCTTGTCGGAGGACGTCTTTAGCTGAAACTCAATATGATATGACGTTCGCAATTGCTCAAGCACCTGATTACTAAGAGGTTGCAACTCTCTCTCTACTATCTGCTGAACAACGAAGAAGGAGACTCCTGTTCGCGAGAAGATCTTCTTCAGCTCTGTGAGGATTGCACTCTGACGCGAAAGCTGTTGAAGGTTTTGATTCTCTGTTTCAGCACTTCGCATCTCGGTAGCGTACATTTGCTGATAAACTGCGATCTGATCGATTTCAGTCGTGAGACCCTGAACAAGTCGTTTCTCTTCATCCTGCTTCTTCTCCGCTTCCCGAATAGAGACCAATAACTCGCTCAGTGAGATACTAGAAGCAAGTTCAACTGCAGTCGTGTCTTTCTGAACCAACTCTCTTAACGCCTGAGCATGCGTTTCAAGTATCGGTATCTTGTTGCCAACCTCTTGAAGTCTCAGAAACTCTTCCAGAGTGGCTAACGCTTGCGCGTTCGTTATTTCTGCTGCTGCGAATTTTCGATCTATAACAGCGCACTCTGCAATCTGCTTCAGTACAGCATCTAATTCCGCTTGATACCGCACTCGCTCACTCATCGCCTCTGCCTGCAGTGTGCGATATGTCTTCTCCGAGACTGACTGACGACACGTCGGACACGTAGCGTCAAACGCTCGTTGCAAGAAGGAAGCTTCTCGTTGTAGCGCTCCACGAATCCGACCCTCTTGTTGACGCAGCTCTTGAAAGAGTCCGCTAACTCGCTCTCGAAGAAAGCGAGGACACCGATACACCATTAAAGAGGGCGTCGAAGTAGCAGCGGCAACTCGAGCTACTTGTAGATCTCTCTCAACACTCTCCAATATACTCTGATTTTTCTTTAGTCGGTCTCGTACAGTACTTAGTGACCGAACTGACTCCTCATTCTCTCGTAGCGTCTGCAATTGAGAAGTCCAATAGTTGTAGGACACCTGATGAGCAGCGCACTGTTCTCCCAAGGTCTGCACACGATCTTCCGAGATCTGGAACTCAAGAGCTCCTGCTCTCTCTAGCGCGGCCTTCTTTCGAGTCGTGCTCTCTTGAACTCGTATAACAGCGTCTTTCAATCGTTGAGACGTTACTTCATAGCACTTCGTCCAGAACTCAAGAGAGAGAATCTCTCTCATATAGTCTAGTCGCTCTGCAGAAGTAGCTGCCGTAAATCGATCGCTTTCTCCCTGCAGAAAGAAGGAAGATGCAACCAGTACCGAAAATGACGCACGAAGTAAAGCATCGATCTTTGTCTGCATCTCACGCACAGATCCATCGCTACGTTTTCCGTCCTCATACAAAGACACAACGCTCGACGAACCCCAAACGCGCCGAATCCGAAACACACGATTTAGAATCTGAAACGTGACATCAACGATGGAGTCTCCGGAAGAAACCGTAGAACGTATATCTGATACGGTTCCACGCGGAAACTGACCGAAAAGAGCTGCAAGGATGATCTCAACGGCGGTGCTCTTTCCGGAACCATTTGATCTAGAGGGAGGATCTCCTTCTCCATAGACACCTATCAATCCACGAGCGGGCTCGTAATGTAACTCGGCAAAGGACCCGTAGTTTCGGGCCTCTACACTTTGGATGATCAAGTTCTTACCTCATCCATAATCGACTTCGCTATCTCTAGCATCTCCTCGGAGTATCCTACCGAAAGCGTCTTCATGTACTCAGCTAATTGATCCACATACGAAAGAGACGCGTAATGCTTATCTCCTCCGACGGTCGCGACCTCATCGATCGAACGAATTCCTCGAATCGACTTCGGATTCTTCCCGTACGCGGAGTTCTCTACAAGAGTCAGACGCGTCTTATCTCTCACAGTTATATCCACAATCCCGTCCCACGTATCTGCGGGAAGATCGTCAAGCTCTCGCTCAGTCGATACGACAATCGCGTGATACTTAACGTATCCGGGTACCTCGATCGACTCGACGGAGTTATTCTCTGTATCAACGATACAGACACCCTTGATCTCTTCTCGTTCTCCGTAGTCAGTTTGTGTAAGACTTCCTGGATAGAGAACAGCGACCTCTCCAAGCATATACGATTGACGCTTATGAACATCCCCGGCCAACACCAGTTTTACGTAGGCTGCATCTAACTGAGGCAGCTCGATCGCGCCGCTCTCCATCACGTAATCTCGACCGACTGTGCAACCGGCGATTTGCGCGTGCGTCAACAGAATTTGACAACCACTGTTCCTCGCCATATCCTCATACACAGTATGAGCTAGGGTTACGTATTGCTCAGGATCGAAAAATCGAGAGCGAGGAAGATGAGGAACTACCGCAAACTTTTGCCAAACACAAAGATCGTCATGAATCTCCACATTCTGCCAGTGACCGTGCATGAACGGTTGTAAGGCGTGATTTCCCTCGTGAGTGCTATCATGATTTCCTGGAATCACTAGAACAGGAACACCAGTTTTGTCCAGCATCTCAAGAGCGTTACGAATGTGTACATTTGTTCTAATCGACGGATGATTGGAGTGACTAACGTCTCCTAACACTGCAATCGCATCTACCTTCTTCTCTCGAAAGACTGAGACTGCATGACCGATCTGTTGTAACACCTCTTCCGAACGATCGAAACTTGCAGTACCATCGACATTTTTACCGAGATGCCAGTCTGCTGTGATACCTAGTCTCACCTCAACTTCTCCAGTGTCTCTGTCATTTTTGTATGTACAAAGTCGATGACATCTGCAGCAAGCAACTCTCGAGCTTCATCTTCGTCGTCACTCGACTCGAGCTCTACTCGTTTGTCGAATGCCACTTTCACGTAGTCGTTATTGTGAATTTGAACCGTGTAAGAGTACGCGAACGTAAGCTCCTTTGTTTTCACGATTTTAGCTTACAGCATATTTTGCTTGACAGTATGGACATGTATTCCAGTTGTCTGGGAACGGCTTCTTGCACTTATCGCAAGGTGCTAATGTAGCTCCGACAGGAAAGGTTGCAACGATCGGATCCGCTTCCGGTGCTAGACTTCTGCGATGAGGCTGTTCCGTTTGAGGTGCAGCAACCGAACTCGTTTGAGCGGGTAACGGTCTCCCCAAAGGAGTACCTCCCTCGGATGTCTTCTCCGCTTCCTTCGGTTCCTTCTCAGCGAGAACCTGTAGTTCCGCTAGATAGGAAGTACCTAAAGTAGCATCTATCTGCGCGATTGTAGATCCGAGAGCGGAAACGATACCCAGAGAGGACGTCGGCTTTATGAGCGTCTTCAGATCGTACCGTTCGTACGCCAGCTCCTCTGCAGTCAGAGGTCCTTCGACTACCTTCACTCCGTAGGTCGGATTCGTTCGTACCGCTTGCATGCAGGAGTACTTCGTGTTCTGCCACGTCGTACCTGTACGAGAGAAGACTACGTCGTACCCTTCCGCATCTCCGTAGTTCTCCGCGACTTTTCCGAACTCGTTAAATGCCATCGGTCCGACTCCGACGTCCGAGTTCGATTGCGCAAGCAGTAGAGTGTGCTTTTTCTCCTTCGCAAGCAGCACCATCTGTCCTGCTTCGTTCTTCTGAGGTTCGCGCGGAATGCAGTTTAGCAAGTACGTCTCTCTTGGCTCCCAAGAGTTTCGACCCTCTCCTCCGAATACCATCTTAAAGATCTCGGGATGCTTCTGTGCGTGAACGTACTCTCGAATCCACTTGTTGTCGACCTGCTTCAACGTGTAATCCAGAACGTGTCGGATCAGCTTGAATAGCGGTCCGTTCGGATCGATTACGAACGGCATCGGTTTTGCTTCACCGACCTTGATCCACGACCGCAAGCACACTTCAGGATCGCCTACGACGCGCATCACGTTCGTAGCGGGTGCGCTCTGGATCACGTACTTGTGCTCAGAGGAGAAGCTGCCACCCTCGGACTGTCTCTCCTCTATCTTAGCACGCATCTGACGAATCTTCTCTAGATCCATCAATTACTCCTTTCCGCTCAGTCTTCTCAGACGTTTAATTCTCTCTATTCGCTCCGCTCCGCTCTCAGTCTGTCCGACGGATAGACCTCCAGCAGTCTGATAGTCCGATCTCATATTTCGAGCCAACTCGACGTAGATATCCTTCAAGCTGCTCCACACCTTCAAGAACTGTGCCCGAACGTTCTGTTGAAGTTCCAGTTGCAACAGTTCATCCTGCCACTTCTGCCACTCCACTCTGTTATCAGAGGCGATCTGAGCCTCGATCGCTTTCACGGAGCTACCTGCAGGAAGCAAGTTCTTAGCGATCGTGAACAATCGATTATACCACTCATCGAACGCGAGCTTCCGACGACGATATGCTGCTTGAGCAATAGCATCCTCGGAAATGGCCCACGCATAATCTCCTCCGTATTCGGCCATCCGTTGATTAAGTTCCGCGAAGGAGACTTCACCTCCGTGAGCAACTCGTGTCTTCTCAACGAGTTCGTGATGCTTCTCCAGCAACCACGCCATTAACTCTTCAGCCATTTACCCCTCACACTAATAATACCAGCAATTACGATTCCAACTTAACCCGAAACTCCATAAAGGAGGCGCGTATTGAGAATGTCTCAATTCCTAAACCTCTCGGAATCTTCTCATCTGTAAGAGGATCATTTCCGACGTGCAACAATCGCGACGGATGAGAGAGAGCTTCCTCAGACAGCACATAACTCCAAAACATCGGAGTCCACTTTGCGTGACCCTGCAAACCTGTGATATACATCTCATCGAACAACTTGTTCAAACCGAAGTGCTCTAGCAAAGCAGCGATCCAACTATCCCACTCGGAACACAGAATGCAGCGAAAACCCAGCTTACTCGCATACTTCAGAAAACGAACTCCTAATAGTTTCGGAACCCACGCTTCCTTAGTCATCGCGTAGTCGAGAATCATTTTGCCGAGATTCGTCTGTCGAAATGTTGTCACGAAACCGGCTATCTCTTGATACACGCTCAACCAGAACGTCTGAATAATGTCATCTCTAACAAGCTCAGGATATCCTCGAAGACGATGAGAAACGATGCGCGAATAAGCTGCTCGTACAGTACTCTCCTCCGTGTTAAGCATCTGCGCAATCTTCCGATAGTGATCAGGAGCTTCCTCGAACAGAGTTCCGTGACCGTCGAATGAGACCACTTTCTTCATATTACCTCCGGAGGCTCAACTGACCAATCTACCAATTCAAGAACTCGATCAACGCCATCTATCTCTTCGTCATCCTGCAGTTCCTCATCGGTAGGATCCACAATAGTCTTAGATGCCTTATGCTCGTACCAGTTCTGCACAATATGAACGTCCGCTGTCATAGGTACTAACAATCTCGGATACGGTTTTTCCATCTCCTCTTTCATTAACAGAGCTACGTACTCTGCACTCGCGTCGTCCGTCTCTACCAAGATCTCGTCGTGTACAATCCCGCACAGTTTCGCATCTAGCTTTTCACGTTGAGCTCGTTCTCGAATTCGTTCCCACGCGATACACGCTATATCGTTTGCGCCACCCTGAATAGGAGCGTTCACGGCTTGTCGTTCAGCCTCCGCTTGCATATTCGTATCTGGATTTATCGCATGCTTCAACTGACGTCTTCTTCCGTAGAGATTTCGCACGTATAAATGCTCCCTAACAAACACATGCTGCTGATCAATCCACTGCCACAGCACTGCAAAACGACGAGCAAAACGATCAATCCATTCCTGTGCTTTTTGTAACGAAACTCCCATCTCATCAGCAACCGACTGAGCTCCTCGCCCGAAGAAAACACCGAAGTCAAATCCCTTCGCAGTATTTCGCTGCTCAACGTCTACTTCACTTCCAGGCTCCAGTCCGTAGAGAGTACATGCCACCTCGTTGTGGATATCTCCGCCCTCTCGGAAAACTCTGATCATCTCAGGATCACCCGAGAGAGAGGCTCCTATACGCAACTCAATCTGATCGAAGTCTGCATCGATCAGTTTCCTCCCCGAAGAAGCTCCTATAATCCTACGAATTGCCGCATTCCTCGGAAAGGTATGAAAGGCGCTAGAGAGTCTTCCCGTTACAGTTCCAGGTTGCAAGAAACTGTAGTATGCTCGTCCGTTACGCATCCTTTTTCGAGTGCCTTTTATATACGTCGACAGAATCTTTCTCTGCTTTTTGATATTCAAGATTTCGTCGATAATACCAGAACGATCGAGAGGTTTCAGCTTCTTTAACGTCTCTCCATCCGTCTTCCACCTCTTTGTCTTGGTATGCTGTTCCGGAAGTTTCAATTTCACGTAGAGTATGTCACCTAACTGCTGACCAGAGTTAACGTTGAAGTCACCGGCAATCTTTCGTACGCGTGTTACAGAGAGTTCCTCCAACTCGAGACATCGATCTGTTACTGCAGTCATAGCGCTCTCATCGATCGGAACTCCGTTATGTTCAAGCTCCTCTACAACGCGAGTAGTCGGCATCGAGACGTTCTCGAACAGATACTCAAGCCCCTCTCGAGCAAGCTCCTTCTTGAATCGATGATAGAGCCGAAACGTGCTCTCCACATCGTCGCAACAGTACTCACCAACAACATCCTCTGGTAATCGGTCCCAAGTTGGCTTACCGTAATGTGGTTTGATCAAGTCAGCACGACCACCCTTATCAGTATACAACCACTCCAGATCCTTGAGACCGTACGGCATCTCCTCCTCTAACAAATGATGAGCAATCATCGTGTCGAAGACCTTCGGACCCAGTTCAACACCGCACGTCCATCGAGCAACACTTCGATCGAACGCAACGTTGTGAGCGATCTTCATAGAATCTCGCCCATCTCTTGCAAGTCGACTCACCAGCGCGCTCGTCAAAAACTTCGCTGGAATATAGTATGCTTCACAGAAACGCCAACATAGACCCAATCCACGAAGCGATCCGTTCAGATACGTCTCAAAGTCAAAAGCAAAGGCATCGTGCTGCACACACTGTACAACAATCTCCTCAGCCTCACTCGCATCTTGTACAAAATGTCTAGTCACGCGCGTGATTCGTACTCGACGATCCCGATACTCCCAAGCTGTAGAGAGAGCTATCACGGATAGATCAAAGTCTAATCCCTGAGTCGCTCCCCAACGCAATAACGCACTTGGATGAATCATCGGTACAACCCAGCACTGAAACAGTCGATGAAACATTACACACGTCTGCCACGTCATCACTCCGGAGATTCCGGTCAGAACTCGCATCGGAATGTTTCCCACGGATACAATCACGGCAGGACGAATTGTGCGTATCTCATCTATCAACAACGGAAGACACGCGTTAATCTCTTGCGGTTTCGGATCTCGATCAACTCGACGAGTTTCCGAGATCACACTCGGTCGACACTTGACTACATTCGCAAAGTACAGTTCTTCTCGAGGTATATTAGCCTCTCGTAGCATGTCGTTCAACAACTCGCCAGCTCTTCCAACGAAGTTCTCTCCTCGTTCCACTTCATCAGAACCAGGACACTGACCGACAATCATCACCTTCGCGTTCTTCGGTCCGGTACCCTCAATCTTACAGCGTCTCACTCCTGAGTTGGAAACGCTATCCTCGCACAAAGCGCAGTTACACTCTCTCTTGAGTACTCTCATACGCCACTACTTCCGAATCCCCTCTCCCCTCGGAAAGACTCACTCAAAGCTAAGGCAGCCTCAAAGAACACCGTCGGAATCGCGACCACGACTAGTTGTGCAATCCGATCACCTTCTTGAATGAGAAATGGATTCGGATTCATGTTAATCACGATCGCACTGAGTGGTCCTCGATACCCTTGATCTATAGTACCGAAGGTAGCGAACAAACCTTTACGTCGCGTACCAGAGCGCGGTCGAATGTGCGCTTCCCAGATCCAACCATCAAACGGTTTTGGAAGCTCAATAGCGATATCAAACGGTATCTCACCGTAAGAGAAGGACGCAATCTCGACATTACTAGAAGCGTACAGATCCCAACCGGCATCGTCGGCGTGAGCTCGAGTAGGAGCGTGCGCGGTCGAACTCAGCAGTTTAAATCGAACTACTTGATCCGCCATTTACCGTTCTCTTCCACGATCGGAAGCTGACGCGCCTTCTTTAGCTCGTCGATGTTAGTTTTCACGGTAAGAGTCGCTTTCGCTTCGTCGAGAGAGAACTTGCTCATCATCTCCTTAACGATGTCTCCGAACGCAGCTCCCTCACCCTGCAGCTTCTCGTACGTCAGAGCTACACGCGTACCAGTCTGCGGTTTGTACACACCCGGTACTTTCTTCTCCGCAGCAGGTTTCGCGGGTACCGCCACACGAGTAGTCTGTACTTCCACGGGAGCGGAAGCCTCTGCCACAACCGCTTCTGGAGAAGGAGTCTTCGCTCCATCCTTCAGTCCGGCCTCGATCTTGTCCTTGATCTCCTGAATACGCTGCTCCTCTTCCGACAGATTGTCTATCGGAGCGAACACCACGTTACAGTGAGGACATTTCTCGTCCTTCGCGGTAACCACGTTACCACACTGCGGACAGTACCACTGAATCACCTGTACGGGTTCCGTCTTGAGCACTCGGCTCATTTTTTGCCTCCTCCGGCTAATGCCTTAAATACCGCTATGTTGTATAAGATATTACGCCGCTGACGCAGCGTTAGTTGACCACTCCAATCCCATGTCATACTCTCAATCTTGATCGAACCTCGTCTCAGACCGGAGGTTGGATGCAATCGATCGTTCGAAACCCCGTTCCAGAACGCGATCTTCGAATCCGTACTTCGTGCGTGTCTGAAGTATCGCAGCCACGGCAATTCTGCCGGATCAACCGATCCCAGAATGTGAATAGGTTTCTGTAGCAGACCTAAACGATCCAAGTACTCCATCGCGTACACGCGAGAGAACGCTGCTGGTAGTTTATCGTATGCGTAGCTCAGAACAGTCTTCTCTACAGGTACATCCGTGATCCCGATCACATCTACTTTTGGATCGTCCAGAAAGGTTCGGTAGCAGTGAGTCCACTCCTCCCAGTTAGTTCCCTGTACCGGCGCTAGATACTTGTAACGAGACTCATGATGATCCTTCAGAAACTGACACGTTGCTGTGATGGTAGCTTGCGCATCAAAGCGTACATCAGGAGTAACAATCTCGTCAGGTCGAAGGCGTTCGATGAGTTGAACGTATCGATCGATCTCATGAGGCTTCCCGTTCTCGTACGCGCCGTTATCTAGGATCACATAACGATCACGAAAGGGTGTCAAGTCTCGCTCAGACTCAATCCAGTGAGAGAGTAACAGATAGTAGTCACTGTATCGGGAGCAAAACTCACGAAAGTATTTCCGAGGAGTAATGAAGCACACTCTCATAAACCCTCCAAAATAGCAACGACCTGATTATAAACGTCCGGAATACTTAACGAGTCGGTATCAATCGGTATTACAGCTACAGACGTTAGATCGAACCACTTTCGATACGCGAGATGTAAGCGATTCCAGAACGACGAATCCGTCCGAGCCCTCTTCTCATAAACTCCCGATCGATCACCTCGAGCACTTAATCGTCGCTCGATCGTACCCGATAAAGCATAAAGATACAGAATGACGTCTGGCATCTGAATCGTAGAGATGAACGTCCGAAGGATTTTATCTGCACACTCTCTCGACATCGGTAATGTAAACATCTCTGAGTACGCCAGCATCGAAAAAGCACTACGATCTAGAATGACATGCTTTCCCGGATACTTCTGTAACAAACTCCGATGCTGTACACTCAGATGCACTGTCTCCGCAAGATATAGATAAAACTTCACGTGTTCATCCTCAGGATTCACGTACCAATCTGCCACAGCGTCTAAGTGCGTATCGATCGGATGGTCTTCAACCGTGTGACACAACTCCGGTCGCATTTGAAGCAGTCTCTCCACGAGTATGCTCTTTCCAGTGCAATCAGCGCCCTCCACTGCAATCAGTCGTCCCACTTCTTTTCTCCCTTCAAAGCGCGCTCGATAGATGTTCCCAAAAACTGCAAGTTGATAGCACTAATCAAGACGGTATCAGGATCGTGAACACACTGTGGAGGAAGATCACTCGGTCTGTTTGGATTCGGAGCAAGATTGGTCACTTCCGAAAGTGTTGCCTGTATTGCTCGAAGTCCCTTTGATCCAGGACGCAGATAAGAAAACTTGATCGGATACTTGCTTCCGACGAAGGACTTCCACATCAATAGTCTCTCAGAAGTACTCCGCACGTGATACTTCTCTTCTTCCTCCGTTTGAAAGCGAGAATCCCAATCGTATGCAAAGAATCCAACGTCGTTCGATATACCATCTAGTTCAGCGGACGCTGGAATGATACCGGCGTTCGACACATGCCATCGATCGATCCGATGCAGCAAACCCAACTTGTGTAACTCTCGATTGATAAAGAAGTGAATGTACGACTGACTATAGGGTTTTCCCCACGAACACGGCACGAACAACGCGATCTTACTAATCGGACGAAACTTCCGCATCGTCTTCAACCAGAGATCCTCGAACGCGTCTACGCACTCGTGACTCGTACCCCTGAGATACCTAAACTCTTCCATCTAGCTCCTCCAGCTGATGAACGAGATACACCATCTCTGTTTCGGTTCCGATCGTTACTCTCAAATACTTATCCCAAATCGTCGAAGGAAAGTGTCTGACCGCTACACCTCGCGCGCGCAGTCGGCTTTGTGCGTCTTCTGATCTCATAGAGTGTGGTTTCAACAGACAGAAGTTTCCCTCCGAGTAGTATGCTGTAAATGAAGTCATCTCCTGATTCACGGTGTCGATAAACCGATCGCGTCTCCCTCGCAAACGCTGAACCTGTTCTACAAAGAACTCACGCTTCTCTAACGCCTGCAAGCACAGCAGTTCACTATAGGAGTTAATACCGAGTGGAGAGAGAAAAAGACTACCTAGCAATTTTTTATCTGAGCAAAGAATTACTCCAACTCTCGCACCCGCTAAACCAAACGTCTTTGAGAACGACCACACCAGGATCAAATTCGAGTGCCGTGCCAGCAGCGTTGAGATATCGTAGGGCGTCGTTGCGTAGTCGTGATACGCAATATCCAACAACACAGTAAGTTCTCGCTTCTCGTTACACAGATACTCAATCTCTGACTGCGGAACGAAACTTCCATCTGGATTACTTGGAGAGGTAATCACAAACAATCCATCCCTCATCAGAGGCGTTAGACGTGGAGGAGTTTGCACAAACCTTCTCGTAATCTCAATCGACAGATACACATCACGCAAACGCACGATCTTGTTTCTATGAGTGTGTTCTAAGATCGTAAAATACGTCGGCCACACGTCAGCCGGAATCTGAATCGGAGACTCCTTAAACTCCGAGAATATTCTTTCAAGAGCAAGAGTCGCTCCTTGTTCCAGAGCGACCCACTCCTCCAACACTCCGAAGTACTTCGCTAATTGCTTCTTCAGTTGTGTTCCATCGCAGTAATGTCTTAACACTTCAAACGATGAATCCGGATACTCTCCAGAGTACTCGTTCTTGTGCAAACGAATCATACTATATACTCCGTCGGATCCTTCACGCCGGCATCTCGAAACGCTTCCTTCCGCTCTGTACACGTGCCACACGTACCACAGTGTTTAACACCTCCGCGATAGCATGAGTACGTGAGATGATAAGGAACTCCGATACGATGTCCTATCCGAACGATGTCCGTCTTCGTCTTCATCAAGAACGGAGAGACCACCTTCACTCCAAGATACGTTCCCGCTTGTGCGGCCGCATCCAGCGCGGAGACGAATCTCTCTCTACAGTCAGGATAGATCGCGTGATCACCGGCGTGATTCGCAAACGCGACGTAGTCGAAACCAATCGACTCAGCGAAACCAACCGCGATCGACAGCATGATTCCGTTTCGAAAAGGCACTACTGTCCGACGCTGTGACTCATCGGTGTAGTGTCCGCTCGGAACGTCTTCTCCGCTCTTCAATAGATCGGAGCTGAACAGCTTGTCGATAAACGGCAGAGAGATCAGATTGTTTGCTACGCCGTACGTAGTTGAAAGCAAATCCGCGGCGTAATTCTCTCGTTCGTTATGCTTCGAACCGTAGTTGAACGTCAGCGTACGCACCTCATCGTGTTCTGACTTCAACACAGCAAGAAGAGTCGTGGAATCCATTCCACCCGACAGAATCAAGACGACCCGACGCATTTCAACCTCCTAGTTTTTGACGCAAATGTCTACGCGTATTACGACTCTTCCTCTTCAGCTCTTGAGACAGCGTCGGATCTGCCAGCTTCCGATACTTGCAGATCCGAATCGCCGGAATCTTCAAATCCTTGTTGATCTGGATAAATCCCCTCTGAATCGGTTTCTTCATCGTAGGTCTCCAGTGTACGCGGAAGCCTGAAAGCAACGATCTTTCTCGGTCGTCTCACAACGATACCCAACTGACGATAGCCTACTAATAGACGATTATAATAACCGAACGCCTCTGGGACTCCATTACCTCTGTATAAAGAAAACAGACGGTAACGGGACATATGCAAGACTTTACACTCTAACGTGCGAATCCGAGCTTCAGCACGCGCAAAGCAGTTCCAACACCTTCGCCAATCATACTCACCCTGACGCAAAGAGCACCAGGAGAGCATCGGTTTCAGCACAGTGCTACACGAAACGCTGGCTGAATAAAGTCTCGGATCTCCATCGAGATCTCTGATGCGGAAACGCCACACTCACGAGCGATAGCTGCAGAGGTGTAACCTTCTCGCAGCAGATCGATAATCTTTGCACAGCGCATCATAATCTTGTCGGCTCGATCCTTGAGAAAGGAGTCTCTCACTCGATCGACAACATCCTGCATTAGGATACGCTCTACGAAATCATCCTCATGAACCAATCTCGGTGAGGACATCTCTGAGACATCCTCTAGACTAGAAGAGTACTTCTCTTGAGCAGCTACAGATAGATCTTGCAAGTACCAGCGAGCGTGTCGAATCATATAGGTCACCACGTGAGGATCTTCAGGATCGTGCGAGAACGTCTTCCACATCTCGTAATCTATTTCCTGTATACCATCCTCAAATTCGAGCGATCGATTCTTTCTCGCGGTCTTACATCGAAACGGAAGATACTGTCTGCGGATCTCTAAGAACTTAATCTCCTGTGTTGGGCTCATCTCTCCTCCTACTCTGTTTTGTAATCCGTCTCTTCTCTCCTCAATCAAATTATAATATACTCACTCAAGAAAATCAAGAGGCTTTAGCGAAATATTTTTAACGAAAGATTCTTCCGTGCACCTCCCAAAATCGCTTCTTAGTCGCAAGGATAGAGCACACTTCTTCCACATCATATTCTCCGATATCCTTCTTCCTCAACGGAAGAACCGTCCATAGTTCGGCTACCTGCAGTTTTGAAAGAGCATTCGAGAACGTCTGTCCACCTAGATCGTTATCTGGTACGACGATAACACTATGAAACGCTCTCAAAAGCTCCAACTGTAGTTTTGTTACCGCGCTACCGAAAGTCGCTACGCACGGGTATCCGGCTAACTCTACCTTCCACGCGTCGAACACTCCTTCCACAACCGCTACTTCCTTACTCTGTGAGTACTCTTGATAGTTGTAAAGGATCGTCGTACGAGGAAAGAACTTCGGAAAGAGATACTTCGGCCTCATAGGATCTTCGACAATTCGACGACCGACCCACCAATCGGTTTCTACAGGAACGATCAGTCGTCTGTTTTCCATCGACCACCTCGCTCCCTTGCGTTCTGCGAACTCGAGAGGTATTCCACGTTCACGAAGATACTTCTGAGCGGTTTCGGGAAGAGGAACAAGTCCCAATAATTCCATCTCCGGTAGCAGATGTCGTCGTACGACCTTTCGCTCTCTCCGCTCCGAGTCGTACGCTAGTACATACGGTAGAACGCGTTCGAGTGCTTCCTCCTCTCTCGTCTCTAACGCGAGAACGGTTAACGCAATCGGTCCAGATCCAAAGACTCCACAACTCCAGCAGTTCCACGATCCGGTCTCTTGATTGTACCCCATACTTGGATTGTTATCGCTGTGGGTGGGATTCAGACACTTCAACTCCCACCAGCGATCATCGAGTTTACGAACTTGCTCTGCTCGAAGCTCCGTCGTCAGCCAACCTTCTACGTCTAAGGTTACTGAGCTGTGCTCGTGTCTCTTGAGAAGACTGCGTACGAGCAGCCGACCGATTTTGCTCCGAGTACTCCCGTCTATCATAGGGTAACAACCCCTCCTCATCAAGAATCATCGAATACTCCGCTGAGAATCGAAAGTACTCCGTAACATTCGCCAATCCATCGCGTTGCTTCGCCACATGCATCTCTAGCACATCATCTTCAAGTTCCGGATTGTAGTACTTTGCGCGAAACAAAAACAAAACCAAGTCTGCGACTTCCTCCCACGCTCCGGAGTTCTTAATGTCGTTCAGACTTGGCCTATTTTTCCAGATGCTTTTTCTTCCACCCTCGGCGTCGCGTCGAATCTGAGCTACAAGTACGAAGTGTACTCCGAGTTCCCGAGCGATAGCCTGCATCTGATTCAGACTTCGCTCATAACTCTGCGCAAGAAAGTCCTCTCGTAGATCTCGAATCTTTCCGAACAAATCTACGTACGCAACGCAGAACTGCTGTCCTGTTCGTACTTGAAATCTACGAATCTGCTCTCGAATAAACTGAAGTGACACTCCTGCAGTATCACAGAAGTGAACGTGAGTGTTCTTTCTTAGTTGCACTTTCGCACTCTCGTACTGCTGTCGTTCCGTAGGAGTTAGTTCCGAAAAGTGCTTCGCGATACGAACAAACGGGATACCAGCCAATCTCGCCAGAACCCGATCTAGTACAGAGACCAGACTCATCTCTAACGAGAAGAGGATTCCCGGAACACTATTTTTACCAATTCCGAGACGCAGTATCGAGTTGATTACAGCTGCACTCTTTCCCATTCCTGGTCGACCTGCAAGAACGGTTATACCACCGGGAAAGAATCCTCTCGTTAGATGCTGATCGATCCTAGCGAATCCGGTACCTCGAAAGTACTGCTTGTTTAGTCGGGCCTCTTCTACCGCAGCGTACTGTTCAAGTGCGTCTGCTGCAGTAGAGATCAACGACTTTCCCGCTCCCACATCAGCGATATCTTTGATGCGTAATGCAACATCTGATACTCGACTGATCTCAATCGAACGAGTCGCTAGACTCTCAACCAACTCAGGCAACAACTCGTCTTCTATCGTTCGCTTGCGAGAGTCCGACTTGATCAACTCGATGTGCTTCTTATACTCGGCAACAGACGCGCGTACAGTTCCGTACAACGCGATAAGTTCCTCTCGAGTAGGTTGCGTATATACAGTCTTTCGACAGAGCGCAAGAATAAGATCTAGAGAACTCGGTTGTCCTGCTTGCAACAGCGCTTCAGCTACACAACGATTTTTAGCATCAAAGAAGTCCTTCGCCTCTAAATCCACGAACAGTTTGTAGCACAGAACGTCTCGTAAAGCTCCACTCAACACCACCCGCTCATTGTCTTCGTCTCGACTTAGCGCGAAGAGATCACTCAACGGTACACCTCAACAATTCGAAAGTTCGTCTTTCGCAAAAGAAACATCATTCCTCTAAACGCAGGTGTCTCCTCTAACGTCAGAGGCAATTTATTCGTCGTGATCAACGTTGAAAGTTGATTGTGAATACGCAACCTAAGAAAGTCATCGAGTAGAGGCAAAGCAGGTCCCTCTAGTCGTATCCACGCTTTCTCAGTATCGAACATATCATCAATCGCTACAACGGATGCAATTCGAATGTAATCCAATCGTTCTTGTGACTTCGTATCCTTCCACGCATTCATCGTAACGTTTACGATCTCGGACGGCGTTAGAAAGTAACCACCGATCACCGGACCGAATTGAAGTAGCATGTCTCGCAACAGCATACTCACTAACATCGTTTTGCCACAGTTGTTGGGGCCGAATAATAGAATCGTCATCGGTACTGGTCTCATAGCGTAACTGCGCAGCCACCTAACCGGTTCTATCATCTCAGGATGCAAAACATACTGTTCCCAGGGTGTGGCGTGAAAGCAGCGAGGAATCCCTGATGTACTTAACAGATCAGCCTGCTGACGTTTTAGCTCCCGATCTAATTGTGCAGAGCTCGGACTCACAGAGTCCTGAGAGTGATGAACGAGAAGAGCGTGAGTGCGAAAGTCGCTCTCTACATCTAAAGAAGCATCCTGCGGAAAGAGTCTGTCGAAAAGCTCTCTGGTGATTCTTGTTGTGCTATCGACTTCTTCCTCTTCATCGTACGTAGCACCGCAGAAAGGACACTTCTCCGTATTAAGAAGAGATCGGCGACAACTACCACAGACTCGTTGTCCTCCAATAAGGTAGAGAGTATGCTCACCCACGTGATTCGGATTCTCGATCTTCACTCGAGCTCCTTTCCGCAGGTTCTACAAACAGTGTCGTGTTGATACACAATATTATGACAGTTCGAACACGTGAGCGTGTCTCCGAAGACACGTTGTCGTTGAGGTCGCACATCCTCCAACCGTGTGTTCAAGTAGTTATCGAAGTGTGAGGGAATGAACAGAGTCGGTGGTTGCATGTGGCGATACATCTCTGTTCCCCTCCACTCCAGTTGCTTAACATCGATGACGTGCCGAAAGTCCGCCTCCGTATAACCTTCCCGAAGTCGTGCCTCGATAAGTTGCATGTTCTCCTTTGTTGTTGTGCGCAACTTCTTCCCGGTAACCTTGTTGAAGTACGCCAGAATTCGCTCAGCGGGTGTCATAGGAAGAAGATGTCGCGCTCCACTTATCTGTACTACGCGTCCGCTTTCGGTGTTAAGTTCAATACGAATCCGCGTTATCATATACGTAAAAAAACGCGAGCCCGGATGAGAGTGGGAGGAGAACATCTCGGGCTCGCTGACAAAAGAAAGAAGAGAGATATACGAAGTTTCGGTTTCCGGGTGACGTTAGTAAACTACTCACTCTTCCGACGACCGGGTTGTGGAATCTCTTCCGGCGTTCCGAAGGGATTTCGTTCTGCTGTAACGCGCAGCGTTTTTGCATCCTCTTCATAGATATTGATGAAGTCTCCTCTCTTCAAACCCGTCCGAGTAAGCCAGTTCGCTGAGATCGAAAGCGTCAACGCACTATCGTACTCAGTCGCGTCCTTTCGCAACGTCACCTGCCGAAGTAATTTAGCCATCTAAACCTCCATCACAGTAATAATACCGAAAGAACTCTTTCAACTTTACCTTATTACTCTACCTACTCGCCCGAAATAGCGCCGCGAAAAAGAAGCCCAGCAGGAAGGCACCGTAGGCTATCAGCAGTACCCCGTACCACTTCATAGTTCCTCCTTCACCAGTTCCCAAAGCCGGTCTCTCACAAAGACCGGCAAAGGTAACCCTCTTCCTAAAAGAAGAGTCGCGCGATCTCCGCGTCTATATCTCGCCGAACCTGCATCGCCTCGACCTTGTGTGTCGCGACGAACGTTAGAGCGTTCCACACCACGTAGGCCGTCAACAGATCCCTAGTCGGTTTGATCTCCGTGATCCGATCCTGATCGTCCCGAACGACCTCGATCTTGCCTCGCATCTCTTCAACTGCGAGAACCGCTTCTTTGTACTTCGTAGCAACGACGCTCTCAAAGATGAAAGGTACGAGATACGCAAGACCGTCTTTGGTGCCCATCTGTGACAACCGATCGGAGAGACGACTTACCACAGTCTCAAGCTTGGTCAGTACTGGTTGTCGGATCCGATCGAACTCGATGTTGTGATACGCGTGATTAAGACGCACCGCATACGCTCTCTTTGTAACGTACGCTCCGTTCTCACACGAGAGCTTCTTGACTCCGAACCACAGTGAGAACGAGCTGGAAAGATCGTAGGAGTTCCTCACCGTGATCATCGGATCGAACTCCTCTCCAACCACTAGAGCGCGCATCGTCGGTAGCGTGAGAGTGTAATCGAGCCTCTTACCACCGGCGTAGCTAACGATCTTCTCCTGCGTCTTGTACGTCTCTGCCGGAAACATCGACCGCACAAAGTCGATTGCCTCAACGTGCTTCACGAGCTGATAGTCACGTGATACAACACCCATTACAGTGCGATTGTCAGCTCTCACAATCGCGTCGTGCATAGTGTCGATTCCGTCCGAGAGAGGCAGTGGCTCTCGTACCACCTCGAAGTCGTGTTCGTTCACTACTGTAACCTCCTCGCACAAGGTTGACAGAGACTCTTTTCCTTTACGATCTCTGTACCAACCCCACCCTCATCGATGAGAGTTCTATCACTCCGATATCTCGGAGGATAGATCTTCTCTCTCTCTTCTGTGACAACCCGAACCGGCTTCGTATGATCCGGTTGTGGTTGCTTACAGATTTCACAGCGAAAGCTCATCACCTCACCTCCTACGTCACTGTCTGAACAACGCTCTCCGTAAGAACTTTCGTCTTCGGATACCTGCGCTTAGTTGTGAACGCGTACACCACGTTTGGAATTATAGGAGCACAGCGCCGTTCGATATCTCCGAAATCGAATCCGGCCTTTCGAATACCTTCTACCATCAACTCGGCCGTGCTAGCAAAGAGCAACCCTCCGATCTCGGTCGTCAGATCGCAGTACACCAGCGGCGAGTGTTCGTTCCGATACGCATAAAGTACTCCAGTGTCGGCCTTGATCACTAGCACTGCTACAGAGGAACGCTTCATATGCGCGATCTTTCGGAATCCCTTCACAACTCCGTTCTTTTCGAGCAACCGTAAGAGTATCTCAGAGTCACATTTGCTCTTAAGCAACCCTCGAACGCTCTTAGGTCGATCGTGCACTATTCCGTTGTGGATCAACGAGTACTTGTAGTCGTCGGTGCTGTGCGGATGGTTGTTAATGTTGTCGGACGGATTCCCGTAGACAGCGTATCTCGTATGCGCGATCAGCACGTTCGCGCGAGGAACGAACTCCTTCCACTCGTCTCTCTGTACGAACTCGGTCGACGGAACGTTACCCTTAGCAACTCCGATCTCTCGCTTCTTCTTGCTTCCCATCAACGCAGCGATTCCACTAGCGTGCTCTCCACGAATCTGCATCACCTCAAACACGGAGCGCAGCACCGGCTCAGTTGCGTACGTTCGATCGGCGGTCTTAACAAAGCCAGTGATTCCGCACATCTACTCGTCCTCCTTCACTTTCACCTCTTGGATCGCTGCCAGCGCCTGCAGAAACTCCTCTGGATCGTCGGTCGGTATCATCATTCCGTACAAATAGAGCACCCGATCGGCAACCTCGTTCATATACCTCTGATCCGTCTTTGGTGCGTCCCAAGCAATCTCCGTTCTCAACGTTCGCACGATCTCCTCTGGCGTACCTTTGATCGTATGATCTTTCCACCGAATCTTCAACTTCATCCTCCTTACGCGACCGCTTCTGTCGCGCCGGCCTGCCTGAACGTCCGATAGCGCTCCCGCAGGAACGTCCGCGCCTGAACGATCTCCTCACTGATCTCGTCCGTCACAGAGACCTTCACCCAATTGAGATCCGCAAAGAGATTGTCGATCGAGAGTGCGTCGCGCACCTGATACTGAACACTGCTCCTCCGCTTGGCCGTCTCAATAAACGCCTGCGTCAGAGTGATCCACTGCTTGATCTTCACAAAGTCCACCGTCCCCTGGTGCTGCCGAAACTCTATCGTTCCTCTGATCGCATAGGAGCTGAAGTTCACTGCTCTCCGCCCGAGCCTGCTAATCACTGCTCGATAGAACCGCTCGGCATCGTACTGATGATAGAGCCGCTCTGCACTGGTGTCTCTGAAAAACACGTCCGCCTCTGGAAGGTGGCTGCAATACTGATTGCGTCTCCGGCTGGGTGCTACGAAGTAGTCCACCACTCTCTCGTACTTCTTCATCAGACCGTATAGGTTCTTGAACGCCTGCTTATTGAGATCGCTCACACCGTGATGTACGTGCCCACCGCAGCACTGCTCTATGTGCGAGTGCTTGTTAAGCACCTTTGCTACTTGCTCGAGCTCGTACAGTCCCTCCAACCCCTTAAGGACCGGCGTAACCACCTCGAACCCGACCCTGTCGTGTCCGTGTAAGCTGGTGTCGTTCTTAATAACCCACTTAACGTTCCCGCTTCCTGTGTGCTCGTAGCAACCGATATCCTCAACGTCGTGAGTGATGCGCCCTTCCCGATAGAGTTTCTTGATCCCTTGCAACACTTGATAGCGCGCAGCGTCGTAGTTTCCGATCACTTCGAACTCTACTCCGAACGTCCTATCTTTGTTGAACTCTACCTTCATCGCTCTCCCTCTTCTCTTTCTTCTTAGTCTACAATTATATTATAATATAGATTGAAAGAAAAATCAAGAGGAAAAGAAGAATTATTTTTATTTTTTCTAAGTTTTCTATCGAAACCGCTATATTTATATTTACCATAGTAACACCCTGGCTTTAGCAATTCAAGGTGAATAGAGCGACCCGACACATTCACTTTTTGTACCACGAAGATATTACCGAGACGATCCCTCACCCGATAACCAAAAAAACAGAGATGTTTGTTAACATCTCTGAGTTTCTCCCGGTAATAATAGTACAAGCCACTGAGAGATAAGTTATAAAGAGCTATAGTAGATGAATATGCTTTCTTACATCATCTATAGAGTGAGCATCAACGCCGGTTACCAACTTACTCCGATGTACAAGTTTCCGCCACGATCTCGGGATCAAGTTGTACTTCAGATTGTACTCTATAAACCAACCCTCACTTACAGCGATATTCAACATCGCTGTATACACCAAAAACTTCTCCTCGAGAATTCCCCTCCGAACGAACCATAGTCCCGGATGAACCCACACTCGAATCTTGTCGCTGCACAATCGTAGTACCGAGGAGAACGCCTTCATAAACATCATGAAGTCATTCGGAAACTTGTGAACCGCTAATCCCACTACATCCGCGAGAGCCAGTGTCTCATCGTTGATGTCCAACGAACCATCCGAATCCAGCTTAACCTCAAATCCTACTAGCGCTCTGATCCCTAACCGATTCGAGGTCTCTCGAATGGTGTCTGCATATCGCTGTACACTGTAAGACGGTATGCGACGTGCATGTTCCAAAATCGTGACGGTCTCTAGATCGTGCGCTTGTGCGAGTCGAAGGTAGTCCTCCACGGAAGCCGATCCATCTGCAAACTGAGAGTGTACATGAAACAGGTATCTCCTACCGAAAACGCTAGATACTGATCGGCCGTTCGTTGTGGACAAGTCCAACTCCTCCCCAATATCGAGTGAAACGCGCAGTCTGAATCTGAACCTCTGGATGCTGCGTAAGACCGAGAGCCTCTCGTATTGCCATCCACGGAATGTTTGCACCTGCAAAGTAACTGGCTACCATCGTACCCTGCACTCTCGGATTGCATTCTATGACACGCGCTTTACCTTGAGCATTCTCTCGAAACTGAAAGCCGAACGCGTACCGAAGATCGATTGCACGAGCAGCAATCAAAGACTGTCGCTCGATCTCTTCGTGCCGAACGATCTCAGTGTCAAACGTGATACCACTACGGATTCGTAGTCGAACTCGAGGTATCGCAATCTCTGTACTCAGTCCTCTAAACACGTCAACAGAGTACTCTCTCCCAGGAAGGTACTCTGTTAGTAAGAGAGGAGAAGGAAAACCTTCACGCGCAACTTTAAGTAGCTGATCTAAGTTCCACTCTAGAGCGTTCGGCTTCTCATGCACGAAACTGTGCCAGTTATAAGGTCGAGACGAAATAATTCGAACACCTCTTCCTCCAGAACCGTCTGGAATCTTTACTACGACTTGCTCTCTCGGGTAGCTTAATCCGGCTAAACCCTGTATCAACTCGGCTTCATTTGTAACAACTGTGTACGTCGGAAAAGGAAGACTCGCCCTCTGAAACTCCTGTAACAGTCGAATCTTGTGGTTCGACTTACAGATCGCATCACCGCTAGAAACACAGATGCGAGTTCTTTTGAATGACTCTCGATGACAGGCAAGGATGAGCAACTCCGCAGTGTTCTGAGGAAGTATCACGTCAACTCGATGCTCTTCACATAACTCCTGCAGAGCTTTCAGATATCGCATTCCAGTCTCAGCATACGGAATCGTGAAGAACCTATCCACAAAGTGTCGACCTACTGCGCTAACGTCGGAGTCTGTACCAAGGATAAACACCTTCTGCCGATCGAAGTTCTTCTGAAGACAGAAGATCGTACCCCTAGTACCGGGAGCACCTACCCCCGTGATTAAGACTCGAGGCAGTTTCATCCGAGAAGCTTTCCTACTTCAAACGCTTCGGCAAGTTGCTTACCTACTTGTGCTCCTCGAAACTCAGCCCACACCCGAATCTTGTGCAGATCAAAGTAGTCACGATTCTTCTGTGAGACGTAACACTCCAGCGCTCTCACTTTAGTCGTGAAGTTCTCCTCGCTCAACTCGACGTAGTACTGAGGGTGAAAGTCTGGACAGTTCCAGAACAACTCGTAGTTGAAGTGTGTGACTCTCTTAAACGCTCGAAGACTCTCTTGATAAACTGTCTGATGATCTTGATGTATATCGACAACGGATGGAAAGAACACAACGTCCGGCTGCACCTGCTCTCGAGTTAGCAGCAAATGCTGCAGAATCTTATGTCGACTAAGTGGAAAGAGACGAATCTGATAGTCTCCTAGAAACGTCGCCTTCACACCGAAAATCTGCATCGAGTTCTGAAACTCCTGATCTAGGTGCATCTCAGGATACAGAGAGGATCCCCAAGAGAGAGCAGCGACAGATACTTCCTCTCCGCGCTCGATCATCTTTGCGATTGTACCACCGCAACCGAATTCCACGTCATCTGTGTGAGCCCCGATGAACAGAATCTTTCCCATAGAGGTATTACTCCCCCTGATCGTAGATCCTTAACCTGATCGCCTTACCTGGCGCAACACCTCCATCACTAAACGTGACGATAGGCCAGAATCTCCACTCCCCACTCACGTTTAGTTGCCCAGTCGCGGTAATATCCTTATACACATGTCCAGTCGGTGTCATATCCTCGATTACACCTGTCCACGAACCGAAGAGGCCGTCTGGATCCTTAAAACCCACAAGAGCCGAAGCTGCTCCAAGAATATCGCCGCACTCACATCGAATACGAAGTTTCGTTTGATTCTTATAGATTTGACCATCTTGAAATAGTTCAGCCATGCCTCACCTCGATCTTAGTATCTACGTCCACTTGCTTAGAAACCTTCGTGAAAAGCTTCATCAGCGTTGTAACACGAGATTGAATTTCTGCAACGGTCGTTACTGGAGTATAGAACCACAACTCTACCGTTGGAGGATATAACACCGTAACTTCCGCAGCACCGCTTACAGAGATAACTCCCTGGAAAATGCACTCGTATTCTCTTAAGGCGGCATACGCATCGAACGTTCCGGTTACTATGAAGATACCGCTACCGTCAGCTGAGAAGATTGCGGTATAAAGAGACGAAGATCCACCGAGAAGTTGTATCAACCCGGTACCAGCGACCTCAAAGATCTTCGTGTAATCAATCTGTCCTGATCCGAAAGTGCGTATCTGTCCCGATCCACTAAACGGATAGACAAACGTCTGTACACCAATCCCTGATCCTTGCAGACGAGCTAAACCGCTACCGATGAAGCTCATAATCGTCGAATACTCAGTCAAAGCGGTTCCGGAAAGACGAATTAGACCACTTCCGGAATATACCGTTATTCCCGAGAGCTGATACTCAGCAGCCCCGAGTAATGAGATCAAACCGGAACCGGTGTAGACGAAGTCCTTCGAACCGATTAGTGTGACAGCAGACCCCAGTAACTGAACTAAACCAGAACCGATCTGCGAGAACGTATGAGTATACTCTGATACCGCTTGACCCAACGCTTGAACGAGTCCGGATCCACTCACTAAGAAAGTGTGCACTTGCTGAGACGCACCGACACCGGAGAGTACAATTAGACCGGTAGGTGTGTAGATAAAGTGAGCGATACCAATTTCGCTAGCAGCGGAACCCGACAGACTTACAAGGCCTGATCCAACCTGAGAGTTATCTCCGGATACGAAGATATCCGCACTCCCGGTAACGGATATAAGTCCGCTGCTAGAGAAGAGGAAGAACTTCTGACCAATCTCAGTGGCAGCGCTTCCGAGAAGCTGAACAAGACCAGAACCTATTTGAGTAAAATCCGGAACATACAGCGAAGGACTCGTTCCTTGAACCTGAATTAAACCGCCGCCAGATACAGCGTAGATTGAAGTGAACGAGCATACACCTGCTCCTTGTATACGAACAAGACCAGAACCTACCAGACTCTTACTAATCTCAACGGTTAATGCGTGTAGAGTACCACCACCGGTCAAAGGACCATCAGCAGAAAGATCGATATCGATTCCGACTACAGTACCGTAGAAGGTTCCGATTCCTTGCAGTGCCGCTAAATTGACGATAGCAGAGAGGTTTACGATAGCGGAACCAGAGAGTTGAATCTTACCGGATCCTACACAAGTAGCCTCACTCTCAACAGATGCTGAGGCACTACCTGACGTCTGAATCTTGCCAGATCCAACGTAGGTATATCCTGTAATCTCAGCCGCAGGAGCGTAAAGTGTACCGCCGCCAGGTAAAGGATTAGATTGATCAAGAGTGACACTAATCTGTACCGATTGTAGCGTACCATAGAAGGTTCCGCCACTCAGAAGTGTCTCTAGATTAATGATAGCAGATACGGAAACTGCCGCAGTACCGCTAACTTCAACTAATCCGGAACCAATCTGACTATTCTCTCCGACGAAAGAACAGTCTGCACTTCCAGATATGAGAATAGTTCCTTCACTCGAATGAACGAAAATAGAAGAAAAAGTGAAACTTCCTGCGCCGCTAGTTTGAATTATACCGGATCCTGTCTCAGAAAAGATTGCCGTGCAAAGAGTAGTAGCAGCACCGGAAGTGCTTATCAGACCTTGACCACTTACTTCGTAGATACTCGAAAGGATTGCTGAACCTGCACCTGACGCTCGGATCTGACCGGATCCACCGTAGACGTATGCAGTCTCAATCTCAACAGTTGGCGTTTGAAGTGTACCACCGCCAGCAATCGGAGCTGATTGATCAAGAGTAACGCTAACTTGAACCGATTGAAGTGTACCGTAGAAGGTTCCCGCACCCTGTAATACCGCGAGATTAACAGTTTGCGAAAGAGATGAAGCTCCTGAACCAGAAGTCTGAATCTTCCCTGAAGCAGCGAAGGTATAATCAGCAGTAGTAGTAACAGTAGCACTACCTGACGTTTGAATCTTGCCAGAACCGGCATAAATTAGAATTAGAATTTCTCGGACTCGAACAAATGCCCCGCCTCCGGTCTGCGATGCGGAAACAAGAGTCCAGCCCACCACAGGCGCGGCGGATGCGTTTCCCGAAGAAACCACGGCGGTGGACGCGGAAGCCTCCAGGTCGTTCCCGGTGGTGGTAGTGCCTTCCGTCGCCGGACTCTCGGTGACCGCTCCTATCGTGGCCCCGGTTGCTGTGATCGTTGGGACGGTGAAAGTCGCGTTGTTTCCTGCGATTGTAGTGAAGTTGTTCAAGACATCGGCGGTGGTGATCCCCGGGTTGGCGTCCATCGTCGCCAAGTAATCGAGTCCGCTGGTGTTATCCCAGCCCTTGCAGCCTACGGGCGTATCGATGCTATAGCCAGCCGTCGGGCGGAAACGTACAGCCACCCCAAGGACTACGTTCCCTCCGGTGACTGTGAAGGTCGGCGTTTCATCGTCGCCCGACTGCCAATATCGGTAAAATGCCGCCCACCGAACCGAGCCAACATCCGTACCGCTCGCTACCGTGCCGTTCTGCCCGTCGGTTCCAGGGATGAGAGTCCAGCCGGCCAGCTCGGCAATCGTGATGCTATAGGGCTTGCCGCCGATGTAGATGACGTGGAGGTCCCCCGCCTGTGGAGTTGAGGGCAAGGATGGAGTGCAGGAAATAGATCCATTAGCCCAGGCGCCGGCTAGTCTGGTGATCGCCATTTACACTCCTCTAGAAGCGCGAGCGATAAAGATGATCATCATTTACACCTTCAAAACACCAGCGTCCTGTGCGTGTGCGGAGTCCAGGGGTCAAACATCTCGTTTTCTTCCCACCACGGAAGAGCGCCAGATATATGGATAGCTATTTCTAGATTTCTCACGACATTTGTATCTGTGCTATCTAAGTTAAGAATGTACCAACCATCTTCATCATGTACCAACGCTACACCACCCTGAGCATGATTCACCTGAGCAAAGTCTCCTCCGTCTTTGCTCAGTCGAATATCCGCTTGCAAAATCGATAGATCTGTTATGGGAGTCTTAGCGTCTGCATCATCCAGGAATGGACCTATCCGAAAGGTGAATCCTGATCCTATCACAAGATCGGGCATATCATTCTACCTTATACTTTTTCCATACAGGAAGCGCTCCGGTTACATGGATGGCTATTTCCAGATTCCCGGCGGTATTTGTATCCGTGGTATTAACATCCATGATGTACCAACCATTCTCATCGTGTACTAGAGCCACCCCTCCCTGGGCATGGTTTACCTGGGCAAAGTCTCCTCCGACCTTGCTTAGACGGATATTCGCTTGTAAAATCGATAGCGCTGTTTCTGCATCTTTACCGGTGGTTTCATCTAGGAATGGACCGATACGGAAAGTCGCCGCCGTATTTAGAGCTAATTTTAACATTTTTGTTCCTCCTAGAATCTCAATCTCGTTCCTTGCTTAAAGGTAGGAGTTATTCCGCTATCATATTCATACGCGCCGATATCCCAATCAGCGCCCCGGGGACGAATGATGCCGTCGATATCTATATTGAAATCGGCCGCCAATGCAAGTCCTGCATCTATTGCGGACGAGTCCACCAATAACTGCAAATTGTCATTATTGGGAGTCCAATCAATTGCGAAACCAGTCGGACAAACAGCAAATAATGTTGCCCCAGTTCCCCCAACAAAGCCTGGAGCCGACACTCTATTACCACTTGCTATATTGCCCGTTCCCACCGCAGAAAATCCATTCGTTCCCTCAAACCATGTTAAATCATGATAGGAATATGAACCATCATTATAACGAAATAAGGTATCAGTATCAGAAGCATCATAATAAAATATATTATTTTTCACCTCATTATTATTTCCAATATTTGATTTGAAAAACATTTCCACAGCATCTGTTCCATTCATTTTCCCAGAATAATAAAATATGTTGTTGTATATTTTATTGTTTTCTACATCTATTGCACTTGTGCCATCATCATACATTGATAATCCTACGGCGTCAGCTTCTGCTGTATGTCGAGTTCCTTGACTTGTATAAAAAACGATATTATGATAAATCTCATTCAATCGACCATTAAGAATCCCAATACCGCATCGGCAATCATAGATGATATTATTATAAACTTTATTATATTCACTGGCATTCGTCCCGGAATCCAATTTTATTCCATATGCTTGTGTTTCCGTTGAACCATTTAGAGTAATAATATTATTATATGTGTCACAATGTTGACCGCTAATTACTATACTGTGAGAATAACCTCCTGAGATATAATTGTATCGAATAGTTACATAGGTACAATTATACGTTGCCTCAATTGCTTTCTCCCCGCAATCCTCAATAATGTTTTTTTCTACTAGAATATGATGCCCAGCATCAATTTCAACTCCATAACCCGTATCGGAATTTCCGGGAGCGCGGGGAATGTCATGAATATAGTTTTCTTGGATTTCAATATAGGACGGACTTCCTCCTGAATTGAGAAAAAATGCCGAACTTGAATCGGCAGTATATGCTACATTGCAAACTTCTAATCCTTTGAATCTTAAATAAGCATGACTAATGAAGAATCCATGAATGAGAGTATTCCCGCTATCTATTTTCCCACGACCAGTTCCCCAAGATACCAAGTCTCCTGATAGATATTGAATATATGCTAGAGCAGTACCATTCGCATTTGTACTTATTTTCCCCACATAAGAAATACCACCTTTGAAATAAATAATGTCTCCCACAGATAGAGTTATAGCAGCATTATTTGTAGCATTTACATCTCCTGGACAGTGTTCCCACGGAGTCTCGGTGGAAGTACCATTATTGGTATCTACTCCGGTTGCAAAGTCTACATAATATGTTGCCATTACACGCTCCGCAGTCTCCTATAATAAGACATTGCTTGAGGAACCACAGAACTATCTGCCGCAGCATATTCATCCGCTCCAATATCCCATGCACCAACTGGTCGAGCTGTTCCATCAATATCGTCAGTGAATATAGTCTTCGGTGTATCAACACCATTATTTATTGCATCTGTGTCGGTAGATGCCAGTCTGAAGTCATTAGCCGCGGCATTATTGAACGTAAGTGTTTTATTAATTTGCGCTCCTGTTGCTCCATTATCATCTGCTGTAGCATCTTTGCTCAAACAATAACTTGTCGTCATCATTCCTGCGGTTTCTAAAAAATCATAATTAGTCGAGTTATACCCAATACAATTCATAACAACCATTGTGCCGCTAGCATCATTTAATCGATAACCGACATTGGTGATATCTACAGTAGTACAATTATAAAGAGTCCATGCTCCAGCAGCTATTAAAGCAAATCCTTGTATACCATCATAAGCAATACAATTTATGAAAGTCACCGAACCAGCAGCCTCAGAATAATAAACTCCTGAATTTCCACCTTTTGCCAAACAATAACTAACTTGTACATTTGTAGCTCCACCCACATCGGGATATAAAGCTCCTTCCAAACCTCCATACAATTCTAAATATTCAACTCTTGTATAAGCCTCTCTGTTAATCAAAACATAGTTTCCAGAAGATACGGTTACTCTGAATCCAGCACCGGGAACTCCGTTGTGCCGAGAACCTGTCAATACAGTAAGTTTCACATAATTAGCTGCACTATTGCTAGAGAATCCAGTTATATCTATTTGAGCAGTTTCCGTCAAAAGATCAGCACCTCGACACTGGCCCTCGGTGACTCCAGATAAAACACCAGCTTTTGCTGCTATCCATGCACTTATAGTGGTATAATCACCAGTGCCATCTGTATCAATTATACTAACTGAAGCCATTATTTTTTCCTAAAAATATTTTGTAGATTTTTAGATTTAATTTTTGTATCTAATAATAGATCATCTAAATCAATTTTATATTCCCGACGCAAGATAATCTCCATTCCTTGATATTTTGTATGGCAATAGGATTCCACATCTTTCACATGAATATCGGGAATTTTCAATACGACAAAATCAGGAAGACATTCCATTTTTCCCCATTTATGTCCATCTGATTTTGCAACAATGGGATCACCTCGCTTATACATTATGTTCTTATCCTTTTTTGGATCGGGATGGGTAGAATCCCGAGCGAATACTAGAATCTCAGCCATCTACTTCTTCCTCAACCAAGTGCAATATCGACAATGGCATTTGCCTCGCTCATACGAGTATTCTCCCTTTATTTTTCCGGTCATCAGACCGGATTCCCCTACGCCTGAGCCAGCGTCATGTGGTATAACCATTTCATTCTTACCTGCGGTCTTATGTAGAACTCCACGAAACATGATGCGCAACAGGTCGATTAGCAGTTTCTTGATCTTCTTCACCGGGTTTGTAAGTCTCCCTGAGCAACTGTGATAAGATTCTTTACTTACGCTACCTGTGCAAGAGTAACAATTCCTGCAGCGTTGTAGTTGAGAGTAAGATCGCCGTCAGAGACTGTCTGATTCGAACCGAAATCGAAGCAGAACACTAGGTACACACCGGATACGATATACACAATTGCGAATCTCGCGGTAACTGTGATACCGGAAAAAACGGTGTTCGGTGCGTCCAGTTTTACAAGATCGCTCGCATCTACTTGTGTTACAGTACCCTGACCTAAAGTCACTCCGCCAGCAGCGTACCCGGCACCAACCACCTCCGAATTGAAAGGATCTGAACCTGTTTCCCAGGTATCGTGATCCTTATCGAAAACGTAGGTATCATCAACTAGAGCAACCTTACAAAGATCGTTAGTCTGAAAGTTCATTTGTGCGATTGCTTGTCGATAAAAGAAGATGTTGTAAAGTCCACTCGCCATTTATTCCTGCCTTCTCAGAGGCTTAAGAACGCCTCCGGCACTTAGACAAGGTAGATCTATCACGACCGACTTCTTCTTCACCTCTGTCTTCGAGGAGTCTTCCTGAGCCCCTTCCGGGGCTTCTCTCTTCTCCAGAGTATCTCTCTCGGTGTTCATGTGTACCCTCCGATTAGTCCATATCGATCAGTGGTGTCACTTTGATTGAACCACCACCCGACGGCAGAACGAACGGTGCAGACGTGAACCTCTCCGCGAGCAGCAGAACTGCGTCACCAGAGCAGGTCAAGTAGTAACCGTACGAGGTGCACGCACCAGTCAGGTTCCACGTGTACTGAGCGTAGGTGGCACGAGCAGTAGCCCCTACCATCGTTACTGCCCAGTTCGCTCCAGTGAGCGTCTTCGCAGCATATCCACCTTGCACCAACTCTGTGACACCGGAGAGCAAAGTTCCCTCTACCGGGGTCAAGTCATTCGAGTACAGACGAAGTTTGCAATCGTCTGGCGTTCTCTGATTGATCAGTCTCTTCAGACCCGCAACTTCTCCACGGTTAACAAGTACGAAAGCCATAGTCTTCCTCCTAATCTACTTTCGTGCAATTAGCACGGTAACTAGTACTATAACACCTATCACTGCGACTCCTCCACCCACTAGGGCTCCGAGACGCCAAACTCGAGCTTGCAGTTTTGCTGCATCACGCTCACTCTTCAGGTCACGGACCTGATCCTGCATCAAACCGACGTACTCGGTTATAGACGTCGACAACTTGCTGAAGTCCACTTGCAATCCGCTCAGCGAGGAGGAGATCTCCATCAAGTCCGTCTGTAAGCTCTGTAGCAGAGGTGATGCTTCGTTCAAGAGCTGCTCCAAGGTCTGCGATAGCTCTACTGAGTAAGGCAGCTTCCCACCTGCTTCTCTCAAGCTTTCCAGCAAGTTCTCGGCCTGTAGTTTCCGCTCGCGCAACCTGATCACGAGTAGCATCGAGTCGTCGAGCAGTGTCGGCAAGGGCAAACTCAAGAGCTCTTCGAGCTGTAGATTCAGCGTCGGCTCTTCGGGCGTCGGCGGCAGCAGAGTCTCGGAGTGGACGAACGACGCACCGAACAACAAGGCCAGCACCAAGACCGATACCAGCCAACAGCGCGATGAAAGTTGAGAGAAGAAGCCAACGAACTTTGACCTGCACATTATGCCCCCGGTACCAGATGGAACCCGGGCAACCCGGCGAGATCACCCGGAGCACTTAGATACTCCATCCACTTTGGTTTGATATCACGACCCGCGTACTTCCAATACAGATCACAGTACACTGAGCAGTTGACACCGTAGAACTGTGAAGAGAATGGAACCCATCTGATCCAGTTCCAGAACCAGCGTGTCGGGTAAACGATCGCCTTGATACCGGTTAATAGAAAGTTGTATGGCCACGGTCGACGAATTCCCATTCCCGTTGTCACCTGCAAGTACACGAGACCGCGCATCGACTCCTCGGGTGTCGGAGGAACATCTGGTTCCCAATACTCATCAGCGTGCTTGATACCTTGAGTCTTTTGTGCTCCATGAACATCTTCTTCATAGGTATCCTTATCATGAATCACTGCCGCGTGACTGTACGGCTTTCCTGTAAAGAAGGCAATAGCTTTCGCCATCCACTTGGAGTCTTTTGTGACTCGCCAAAGCGCAAGCGTACCACTGTTCATTTCGGACCTCCTACTGAGTCTAGTTTGCGACGAACCAGTTGAATGATGTTTTCATACCCCAACTGTCCGAGAGCGAGTACAAGCATTCCCAATCTCACCCACGAAGGAAGATACATTATCGCTGCGGCTACTCCGAACGATAGTAGGAAGGATGCAATACTCAATATCCAGGGTGCTTTCACGAACGTCTTAAGCCACTGTAAGACACCTACTACCACGACGACACTCACCAGAACCTGCATCCAATCGATAGTCATAATTTCTCCTTTTTACGGTTTACGGCTTTGGCATATACAAAGCGCGAGCTATGAACGGTGCTGCTATTGTACCAGCCAGGGCAAACGCTGCAACTATAATCGGAGCTGCAGCTTTGAGCCGCTCGATTCCAGTCAACTTCTCGTTCTTGATTCTGTCGAACGCACTATCTACGGCTGCACTTGCGATCTTCGTAGCATCTGCTTCGGTCATAAACCCAGCCTCCTTCACGATCTTAACGATCCGAGTCGGATTTCCAACTGTCTTCTCGAGTTCATCCACTCTGACAGGCAGTCGTTCAATCATGCAGGTTTCATGTCTACCCTCGATGCTACAGATCCTATCTTCTGCACCATGAGCTCCATTCTCGCCTTTCCAGATTTCGAGGCGTAGCACACGTTCTTCAAGCTCATCCACGCTGACTCCTAACCTGTCTTTTCAAGAGCGACCGCGAAGCCAAGTCCGATGAGCCACCGTATGTTGCCGTTTCTGTGCGTCGCGTCCGTCATGCGATCTTCCTAATCTCGATTTGCGCGTACACTTCGATCACTGACATACTACTCGCTACACCGAACCCATAAGTCGCAACCGCTGTCGCAACGCGATGTCGCAGTTCTACCGTTTTTTGAGTAGCTAAAGTAAAAACACCCTTCACGAAGGATCTTGTCGTGGAATTATCTGCCGCAGCAGCTTGTTCGCTGCTCCCCATCAAATTGGGAATGTCCGTGCTATCGGTGTAATTATACAATTTCAATTTATGGTTGTCCCCCCGATGCACAGGAGCAGATGCCTCCACAAAGTATGTGCCGGCCGGCAGGGTGATCCTATTTGACGCAAGACTCGCGCCACTGATCGAGTTTAGCAGAACCGTATTTAAAACCCGTTGAGTCCAGGCACCCGCAACAGAATCACCGCCGCTCGTGCCCGATGCTTTCTGGTCCTCGATGTAGAGTAGCGGCCAAGCCAATCCGCCGGAGGCATCTGTCGGGCTGAGCAACTTGATCTTCCCACCGCTCTTGGCCATGAGGATTAGGTCCAACAGCATATCGATCCCGGTAGAGGCGTCGACCCAGGGTTGCCCGATGGCATAGTGAGATAACATCTCTGCCAAGCTTAACAAGGCAGAGGAAGTAAGTACGGCCAAGTCGTCAATTCGCGTATTCGCATCTAAAAGGATGTCCAACCAAGAACCGGTCACGACCGGATAGGCAGCGATGTTGGTCTCGACACTCCAGGCATCGACAGCCAATCCCCATTTCTTCTGCCCGGCCACGTCCCGGCTGGTGAGCCCCACGTGGTGCCACTGAGCCTCGGCGGCATTGCGCGTCTGCTCGACAGTGCCATCAACGATGAGTTTGTAGCCGGTAGCAGTTTCATACAGCACCATACCAACGAGAGAATACGTCCGAAGCTCATCCAAAATATCATCGATAAAAGCAACAGTAGTCGTATTCAAAGCGGCCAGAGCGGGAACCCCGATTCCCGCAATTGACAAACCCGTACCAAGCAGCGACCAGGATGATCCACTCCAGCGATAAGTACGAAGTTGCTCTATAGAAGAATCGATATAAGCAACATCCGTCGCATTCAATCCGGCCAAACAGGGGGTTCCGGTTGCAGAAATCGACAAACCTGTACCTTCCAATGACCATGTAGACCCGTTCCAGCGATACGTTCTGAGTTCATCTAAAGCTTCATCGATGAAAGCGACATCGGTTGCGTTTAGTGCGGTCAGAGCAGGGGTTGCAGCCCCCACGATCGAGAAGCCTGAACCGATCAGCGACCAGGATGATCCACTCCAGCGATAAGTACGAAGCTCATCTGCGCCGGAATCGAAAAGGGCGATGTCGGTAGCATTCAACTTTGTGAGGGCATGATAACCGGCTGTCGGAATCGATAAACCGGACCCGAGCATCGACCATGTAGACTCGTTCCAGCGATACGTTCTGAGTTCATCTAAGGTATTATCAATATAGGCGACATCGGTTGCGTTTAGTGCGGTCAGAGCAGGACGATATATCCCCGCAATTGACAAACCCGTACCAAGCAGCGACCAGGCAGAACCATTCCAATGATAGGTCCGAAGCTCTTCTATGGTAGAATCAATAAAGGCTACATCAGTAGCGTTTAATCTTGCTAAAGCAGCCATTCCTATCCCCGCGATGGGCAAACCCGAACCGATTTGCTTACTCGTTTTGACTGCTTGGAATAATATTCGGTCTTCAGTTCGTGCCGGCTTATAGTGCCAAAAGGAAAGGCCAAAGTCCACAGCAGAGATTCCCAACGCAACGTTATCAGTCAATCGCCCTGTAGCCGCCGATGCGCTCAATGCGTAGGACCCAAACTTTTCCAACACAGAAAATGCCAGATCGAGTTTCGTATCCCAGGGGTCCGCGCCAGTTTTGTCTTGGTAGTCGTTCTCGAAGTCGAAAACCTGAGAGCCACTCGGCGCTCCATCCCCAATCTCCAGCCCCGAAATATCAGTTCCGGTCTTGATCAACCCGCGAGCCTGGAGGTACCACTTGAGCGCATCATCTCCACCTATGCGGAAGATCACCTGCCAGGCGGACCCATCCCACTCGTCGAGTCTAAGTTCGTTGCCGTCGATCACGATACGTTGCGCACCCGCAGGTGGGCTGCCCGTGTAGTCCTGACCTACTGCAAGCTCACCAGTAAACTTGGCGAACGCACCGCTGAGAAAAGCGGCAACGATCTCGTTAGCAGTTATCGTGTTAGCTGCAATCTTGGCGGCAGTCACGGCCAAGGCTGCAAGTTGAGCCGTGTCTACTGCCAATGCTCCAATCTTACCGGCGATCACAGCACCAGCTAAGATCATCCCTGCGGTCACGATGTTAGTCGGGGGAGGCATCCAGAGGCCGGGAACGGTGGCGTTCGACCCTATCTCCTCGAAGGCAGCACGACAGAGGAACATGTAACTTGAGGTCTGCCCAGGCTTAGTGTCAAACTTTTTTATGGCAATCTGACCGAAAGCAGCACCAGTAGGGGCATCGCCATAGGTATAGATACGCTTATATCCCGAGAGAACCTTTCCACCTGCAGCTGCCTCATCGTTGAATGGATCACCAAGAGACGATGCACCGAGACCACCAAAAGCAGCATTAAACCACTCAATAGCAACTCCAACCTTGCACCGATGTGCCCCGGTGTAGACACTCAAACAATATCTATGACCAGGAATAACAGGCATCATCAGGAAGTAATACTCGTCAAAGTCGTTTGGAAGTCCGAGAGGAGCACCTTGCGACAACCAGAGAGTGTTCGCATACAGACGATTGAAGGCGTCCACGTTCCCCATCAAAGACCAATCGGCGGACAGATTAACGCCAAAACTATCAGCAGCGAACCCCGCGTTGCTGTAATACCGAGACCAGTCCTTCGGCCAGGTTCCTGCGTCGTTCATGACGGAGAAATCTCCGTTGGGCAACATGTTCAACCCATACCCGCCTGCCATTTTCGGAAAATTGACTGCCGCTGCACCCAGATCGCCTGTTCCAATAACTACCGTCGTCGCTGAAGCGTTAGCACTCCAACTTCCAGGACTTCCTACTTTTATAGCTCGTCGTACACGGTAGTAAAGTGTAACTGCTGTTGGAACATCGACAGTCCCACCATTCGGAATCATGGTGTGAATCAAAATCTCTGCAGTCCAGGCAGTCACTGCTCCGAGTGTGTCCTTCCAATCGGTCCCGTCGAACTTGAGGGAATACCAGCTCGCCTGATCGGCAGACACTTGAATCTCGTAGTGATCGAAGTTCGTGAGATTGAGCTGCTTATCCCATTTCAAGCTGATAGCGCGATATGCACCTTTGCAAACGGCAATCGTAGGAGCTGTCGGAGTCGTTGTTCCTCCACCAGCATCAAAGCCCTCAATCAAATCCGTGAAGGTAGGAAGTTGCGATAGAGATTCAGGAGCAGCATTCCCTGAAGTGTCTACAATTACATTCGGAGAACCGGTAACAGTAAAACTCTCCAATTCACGAAGAGTAATAGTCGTTCGCCATCTCGTGTACTGACCACTGCACATATGCGAGTAATTCGATACGATACATGAGAGAGTAGTTGACACATCCGGTTTTAGAGTGACAACCGCTCCCTCTTGAATTTGAGGAATCCAGTCCGTAATAATCGAGAACCGCTCTCGAGCTATCTTCCCAAACTCAATCCAACGAAGTGTAGACATGTGCGCTTGTGTATCCGAGACGGCGTACTTTCCAGGGAGCTCCTTATCAACGTAATCCCACTCATTTGTAACGGTCGCGTCCACGTCTTCGATAGTCAGTTTCTTCTGAACTCGATACGCTGTTCCACGAATCGTAAGTTTGTGAAGCGTAATAGATCCGCCGTTGTTATTCTTTAGAATGATCTCAGCACTATCGGCATTCTGTCGGGTAGCATCAGTAGGAGAACCGTTGAAACTGATCAGTGTAGCAAGTCCTCCTGAGGACTCTATATCCGTACTCGCTCCATCAGCTCCGATCGTAGGAGTTATGATACTCGCTCCTACTGGAAATCCTTCTCCAGAAGTAGGATCCTTAAATCGTAAGCGAGCTACATCACCAGCGTTAGGTCCTGGCCAGTACGCTCCAGCAGCTAACGTGATTTGACATCGCTGATTTACCGAGTCCCAGTTATCGGTATTCTTGTAAATAACACCGCTAACGGTGACCGCTTGATAGAGATCGAACTCTGTCTTACATCTGTTGCAAATGAGAGACTCTCTAGCTTCAGAATACGAGTGAATGTTATACTCGGAGTCAGATCCGTATCCTTGAAAGGTCCACTCTGATGTCGGAGGAGTCCACCCAGTCTGATGACGAGAAACAAATCTCAGCTTCCCATCATAGCGAAACCCGAGATGACCAATATACTGTGAGTTAAGTTCTTGAAGTTCTTTCCAAAGATTTACACCTCTATTAACAGGAAGATAGTCCTTAGTATGATTGACGGAAACAGTCTCTATATCCACGGAACCGGAGAGACCTAGTCCGAGAGCAAGAGCATGAAAGAGTGAGGCAGACGGAGAGACAGTATCGCATATCTTGAAGTTAAGATAAATAGCAGACTTTGTTTGAGTACGCATACCCAAACGCTTCGAGGGATCATACGCTCGGAAGGAGAAAAAGTCAGAGGAAAGATTTCTCTTGTCTCGAGAGAGTCCGGACTCATCAATATACCCTGTAAAAAAACGAATGTACTCAGTAAGTCCGACCTTTGCTTCGATGGCACACTTTCGGTTAGCCCACGCTCCTGCTACAAGAGTCTCATCGATATTTCGGAGCTGTACTTGATAAGACTTTGTCGCTATACCTCGATCTTCGTCAGTTGTGCCACCTCCGGAAACACCACCCTTTGATAAGTCTAGATAACTCGTAATGTCTTCAAGATCGCCGTCACCGTCGGTATCAACAAAGACTTTGAGCCATCGAACGGAGGTTCGATCTCTTGTCGCGGCATCAAACTCTATGGTAGTAGGAACGAAGAACGACACTATCTACTCCTTAGGCAATTGGTACGATCGCTTCTTCGATATGAATCACGCCACCCAGACCCGCATGTACTCGCAAGGCATCTGCTGTAAATCTGCCAACCGCAGCCATTCCACCGTCTCCAATCACGTTTCCAGTGAAGGTTTGATAGATGTAAATATCAGGTACACGTTCAACAGTTGTTTCACTTCCGGGAGCTGCACCTCCAGGAGTAGTACCTTCCGGAAGAGTAATTGGAGTTACCTCAGTCTCATACGCGCCAATATCTACCAGTGGACGAGTTAGGATGTCACTGATCGCGTTCCATAACTGACCAACAGTCATCCCCCAATCGATGTTCTTGATCTTCCCCCACTGAAAAGTGATGATGTAAATGAGCAACTGACCGAGCGCGATCAACTTCGTCGCTAACCACCCGATGATCAAACCGACAATCTCCACTGGACGAGAGAGAATATCTAACGCCTTCAGCAAGATCTCAATCACAGGCATTAGGGCTGTAAACAACTGAGAAATCATCTCCAGGATCGGAGTTAGCATTTGTAGGATAGGTGTTATCACGTTTCCGATAATCTGGGCAACGACCGCAAAGATGGGAGCAAGTTGCCAGAGAATCTTAAACACGACTCCTAATATGCTTGCGATCGCCTTCCAGAGCGGCTCTAAAGCCTTGATCAGCATACCGAAGATCTGAAAGATTGGAATGAGGTACGAACCGAGGGTAAGGAACAGCTCCTTAATAATTTCGATCACAGGACTCAAGGCTTCGATCAGAGGAGCGATCGCTACGTTGATCACGGTTTGCATCAGCGCAGAGAGATCAGTAAACACCTTCTGTAATGGCTCTGCAGACATAACCATGTTCAAAATCCACTGACCGAACTTCATCAATCCTTGAATGGCGAAGTTCGCGAGACTCTCCGCTCCCTTCTTCAACGCATCTGTAAATGCTCGAAATCCGTTGATCGCAGCGTCACCCATATTCAGCAGCAACTGAACTGGGTTTGATAAAGCCGTCCACATCGACTGAAAGAACCCGGTGATACCAGGTCCAAGATTCACGAAGAAGTTTCCGAAGTCGTACAACGAGTCCGTAAGGGTTTTCAGGAAGCCGAAGTCCAGATCTAACTTCACAGCACCAGCAGGAATAGAGACCTTAATCTCTCTCCCCTGCATACCGGCGATGATCGCCTGTTCCATAGCAGCGAAACCACCCCCGAGACCAGACATCTCCATCAACTGTGCCATGTCGACTTGCGGAAATCCGGCGATGATATCTCCCAGACCTTTTTCAATCTCTTTCGCTGCATCTGCAAAGGAAGCAGCACCTGAGAGGTACATGCTCTCAATTCTCTCAATTACTCGACGTAGCTCGTTTTCTTGAAATCCTAGAGATTCCGCAATAGCCTTCTGAATGACAGGAGGTATCGGCTTTAGTAGCATGTTCTTCAGATCAGAGATATTGTCTTCGATCTGCTGTCGCGACTTAAGCAGTTTCTGCATCTCTTCCGGATAGAAGTCCAGCATCTTACCGTAGATACTAGAAAGTTGCTCTCGAAGTTTAGTTTGAGCCTCTAACGCTTTCCGCGTCCTCTCCGTTGCTTCAGCCTCTGCTTTCGCGGCTGCGATGCCCTTGTTTCTTAACGCAAGTTGTCCTTCCAAATACTTCAGTTCATCCTTCAAACGTCTCACGTTCTCCGGACCCATCGCCGCTATTTCTTGCTGATCCTTCAGAATCTTGTTGATCCGATCCATTACTTGTTTGACTACATCACGATGAGCAGTCTCAATATCGATCATCTTAGCGCCAGTCTTGATCATATCTAGGTATAGTGTCTTCAACTTGTCACCGTAACTGCGAATATCTTGATCTAGCGCAAAAAACTCAAACGTCGGAAGGACGAATTCCTTTCGAATTGTTTCCAGTGCAACAGCAACAACAACTTCTTTCGCCTTTTTAGCTGCAGCTTCAAGTGCTTCTCCCCATCCAGCGAGAGTACGTAAGATCTGCGTTGCTGCGGGAAGCAACTCTCGAATGAAGAAAAGAGGAAGCTTGCCGATCTGAACAGTAAGATCAGTTGCAGCTGCTGTCATCTGCTGAAATAACTGAGCATCCGTTACTTGACGACCGGCCTTACCTACGCGTTCCATAATACTCTCGCCCTGTGCAAGAACCGCGTTCAGTAACGCCGCTCGCTTATCTACCTCAGTCATCTGCTGAACAGTCTTTCCCATCGCTTTCGCCCACTTCTCGTTGGCCTCTCCTTCCTTCACGATGATACCGAGGTTATCCAAGATCATGGGTGAAGACCGACCGATACCGACAACGATGTCGTTGAACATATCAGTCACGGAAGCTCCAGTAGCAGCAGCTGATGCTCTCGCAATTTTCATTAAATCGTCAAACTTATCGACTGGAATACCCAGCAGTGATGCTCTGTTAGCTGAGAGCATCATATCCATCGAGGAGATTGTCCCAGCAGACATATCTCTCATCGAATTTAGAACATCTCGAGATACTTGACCTGCCTTTGTAGTAATGGAATCAAAAGCCATCTGTATCTGTCCAACCTGAGCAGTATACTGAGCAGCATCGAAAGCCTTCTTTAACGCAAAACCGGCGCCAGCGATAGCACCTCCTACTTTTGCGAAGGCAGCTACAAGCTGAACGCCGGTTTTCTGGGTTCCGGTCTTAGCCAGATTCTCAAGACCCTTGTCAACCTTGCCTATGTCTTGTGTAGCAAGATCGCGAGTTCTTAGCTCTATGTCAACACCGGTCCGAACAGCCAAGATGCTACCTCCGTCGTCTGCTGGAGAACCGAGGAGGCGTCCGATGTACAGGAGTGAATCCGTGACCTGAGGGCATTTTCTTCTTAATGTCCTCATTCTTCAACTGAATCAGTTTCAGCCGAATCACGTCGTAGACTTCCATATCTACAGCGGGTTGATTTGAATACGGTCCTGGATACTTCCAGTGCCGAAACGTGCCTTCACTATCCAGAAATCGGGAACATTCAACGATGAACGGACGCCACCTGGCTAACTCTTTACCTGGGTCTGTTCCGTCGGGAAGGGTTTGTCCTGCGGTGAATTGGGTTCCTCGGTAGAACCACTCGACGCAGTCTGTGAGGACTCGTCTTTCTTCCTCTCTAAAGGGCGGTTGAACTCCAGTACGGACATGTAGATCTCATCCGCTACTTCCGCGTACTCGAGCAGCTTAGTCAAGAACTCATCATCCTGAAAGCTCTCAGGAGTTTCATCCGTCTTCTTAAGACTGGACTCAAGAACACCGTTCTTCAAGACGAACACGATGAACTCTGCCAGATCTCCCTCTTTCTTGACTTTCGGAATACCCTTTACGTCCACGTCAACGAGTTGACGCATCGCGTTCAACTTCTCTTGCGCTTTGATCGTGAACTTCCGAACGATGACCCAGTGTCCTTTGAGGGACGTAAGCTCTCGCTTATTCTCCCTCTGTACCCTTCTGGCTTCCTCTTCCCAACTCGCCATTACCCTATCCTCCTAGAATCGCGGATTTAGTACACGCTCACGTCTGAGTTCAGCATCGTGATCGTAATCGGTTCACTGTAAAGCGTACCTTTGGGCTTCACTGCCCGGAACGCGATCTGAGCGTCGAACACTCCCGCATTTTCTGCGAAGTCGAACGTCTGTAAACTGCAGTACGGCAGCTCGATCAGAATCAACTCCGGAACGGTTGCAGTAGCGTTGATGATACCACCCTTCATATAGAACACGAGAGCAACCTTCGTATTAGCGAAGATCTTCGCGCGTTCAGCGAAGGAGTTAGAGTCCAGACGAACGTTCACGTTTCCGGTAACACCCGTCATTCCCTTCTGATGATACTGCCGATCCAGAGTTCCGACTCCGTATCCGTCCGGATTCGAGTTGTTCTGAAAGGTCAACTCGAAGTTCCGGATGTAGCTGTACTCGTGAGCGCCGATAGAGAAGTCTCCGTTGTAGAAGATACACGGCTCGTAGTCATCCAAGTTCAACGCACTCGGATTCTGACTACCTGTCTCCGTGAACCCCAAAATCGAAGCAGAACCCTCGATCATCGCCTTCAGAGCACCTGAGATGTTCAGTTGATCTACCACGCAACCTGCGTACAGGAAGTTATCCTGGTAACCGTCCTTCTGAAGCGTGAGAGTCGGCCGCTCGGTACTGGTCATATTGGCAGTGAAGACGTGACGATAAGCACCAGACGTACCTGTGAACCACACGTACGCCCAAGTGTTCTTCGACTCCCTAGAAACGAACGCTACCACTGCAGTAGCGATATCCAGAGAGTCTAAACCGAGCACCTTCTCGCACTCGATGTCTGTATACGCTTCGATCGTGGCAACGATCGCGCCAAGGGTTCCGGTCAGAGTCAAGGTACCTCCGGTACCGAAGTTGGTGTCCGCTGTCTCGGCACCCCTAGTACCCTTGTAGTGTATCAGAGAGCTCGGTGCGGTCGCTTTCAGATACGAGTTCGCTGAGGCGCCCGTATAGCGAATCCGAAGACAGCCCGCGATCTGCTTAGGAGCAGCTTCCTCCGAACCGAGGGCAGATTTGACTAACATGGCAAACCCGCCGACAGGTCGTACGGTAAGCGGGATATCTCCGCCAACGTCAGCAAAGAGGATATACTCGCCAGTGGACATGTTGTTTCCAACGATCGCAGGGTCTTCTCCCGTGTTCGCCTTACGATCAACGGTCACAACACCACTGATCGGAACGACCTTGGATCGGGAAACAGGTAGACCAGCGGTTGCCTCTACACCAACCGTCAGCTTGATATTATTAATGCTGGGCATCCTATTTTCCTCCTACTCAACGTGTACGACACGTGAGTTGAATAGATACTCCCTGGATCATCTTCTTGTTCTCTTGATCCTCCATCATCGGTGTGTAGTCCTCTACACCTAATCTGACGTCTACAATCTGTCCGCCATACGTATCATCGTCCTCTGTGATTCGGTTAATCGCTTCAACGATCCGCATCAGTGTCGATCTCACCGACTCCAGACTCCCGGACGAGTACTCTACCCAAACGACCAAGTTATGACTCAGCCACGGATAAGTCAGCGGCTGATTTGGAAAACCGTAATCATGCTCTGTTCGATCAGGAAGAAGCTCGATGCGAGGAAACGCCATCGTCTTTGTCTCGCCGATGTTAGTGTGCTGAATGTGAGGAACTTGAGCTTGACGCTCGTTCGCGATCACATCGATCTTCACATCGAGATAACGATCAAAGTAATCCTTGACCGTAGTAAGCGTATCTTCCATCCATCGACGAGTAGCACTAGACATCGATTACCTCTTCGAGTTCAGAATTGCCTCAGCGAACTTTACGATAAATCTCTCCATCTCGCGAGTATCCTGATCTGTGATGAAGACTAACTCGCGTTTTGGGGGTCGTCCTTTCACGGTAGGAGCTTGATGATATTCAGAGTACGGAATCTTCGTTCCCCAGACAAGAGTTGTAGCGGTCTCCTCAAGAATTTGAACACTACGTTGTAAGTGTCCGTAGTACTGCATGATCTTCGGAGATCGTTTATGAGCGACCTTCCATCGTTGGTACGCCGGCTTCAGAGGAACCCACGCAGTATGGCCTCTCCGGGCACCCTGCTTCCGAAACGTCTCAGCCCACCACGTTGTAAAGAGCAGATTTGCCATGCTCCGAAACAATCCGTACGTACGTTGATTCGTTACAATACTCCGTAACGAATTCAGCATCGCTGGAGTAGCATTCAGGTTTACGGAAACCGAGACCACTTAGATGATTCTCCCTGGTCCGAGTGGTCGATGTACCTCCGGCTCCAACTCCTCGTTCTCTGCGTCAAGGATTCGTATATCCCCGGAAGAGATCTGCTCGAGCAACTTTGTGTACAATCCCTTGTAGTGATTGTAGACGGAGTTCTCGCCTTCACCACTTCCGATCATGATCTCATCGCTGTGAAAGTTTCGGATGATCGTAAGCATCGCTGCTTGATAGCGTCCAAGACGCTGTAGTACACGCGGAACGGCTGAAAGAGCTTCGACTTCATCCCAGTCGACGAACTTTGAGAGGTCGTCGTAGACAACATCGATAGCGTCGTCGATGTTGTTCTGAAGTTCAGCTTCTCCGACAGGAGTATCCTTCAACATCGGAAGATCGCGCTTGAGTAAATCAACAGTGGTCAGGGTTGCTTGTGCCACGACTCACTCGCCTCCTCGTTACAGACCGCTAACAAGCGATCCATTCTATCCTTCGTAACTCCAGATAAACGTTCTGGCTCCCAAACTGGATCGGTGAAGAATGCTCTACACGCATCCAGTACCGCGTAACGTCCGTCCTCAGAACCGAGAGAGATCCTAAGGTCGCACTCCGGATCGATGCCGTTCTTCAGATCTGCGAGAATCCGATACTTCACAGATGCGCGACGTTTCATCTGATCCGGTTCGTGAAAGACAAAGTGCCACAACGCTCTCGGAAGGTAGACGTGATCTCCCTGACGCAACACTCTGTACGTCCACTCACGAGTTTGGTGTCTAGGAAAGCGAGGATCCCAAAGACCTGCTTTCTTAGCGACGTCCATCCGGAACAGCATTCCACCGAAGGAGTCGTACACTTGATAGTTCTGGAAGGTCGACCAATCGCCTCTCCAACGCTCTCCGGTGTTAACGAACTCTACTGTTCCGTCGAAGTGATGCACCCACCAGTTGGTATGAACACCTAGAACCTCATTCTCACGTCCTCTGATGAAGTCCATACAGCGTTTCGCCCAATCTAACTCGTGCCAACAGTCAGCGGCATCGTGATGCCACCATTTACCGCGAGCGTTCTCTAAACCGATATTGAAGGCTTGAGCAATTGAGCGAAAGGCCGAATCTCGTTCTCTACGAAACACCCGAACGCGACTATCTCTTACCGCATACTCCTGCAGAATCTCTGGAGTGTTATCGGTACATCCGTCATCTACCAGAATCAGTTCGATGTCCGGATACGTCTGATTGAGAACCGTCTCAATCGCTTTTCTGAGCATGTCTTCTCGCTCGTTATACGTTGGGATCACGATTGTGATCAAATCACCCATCTACCATCCTCCTAGTGACCGAAGGTATTCGTGTGGATCCGCTGGCTTTGCGCCATGCATTTTCAGCACGGAACCCTGTCCGTGATAAGTGTGCATCTGACCAATCTTGTTCAAGTCGATCAGATTGTTCTCTCGACAGTAATCACCGAGCACCGTTCCTGGAAACGGATAGAACCACGTCACCTGAAAGATTCCAGGATTCAGCTCTCGATTCAGTGCAATCGTAGTCCGGCAGATTTCTTCATCTCGTTCGGTAGGATAACCGATCATGTTGTAACTGGTCGTAAGGAAGCCGGCCTCATTACAAAGCCGGAAGGACTCCAGGATTTCCTGCGTAGTCGTAAATCGCTTCAGCACAGATCGACGATAGTCCTCATCACCGCACTCTACACCAATTCCAACGTACTCACAGCCGGTTCGTTTCATGAAAGAGACTAGATCCGCGTTCAAGCTCTCCGAACGAGCCATACATCCGTACGGTACGCCTACCTGATCCTTCACCGCCTGAAAGAGTTCCGTAGCCCAATCGAGCTCGGAGAACATCTCCTCAACTTCAAAGAAGAACAACTTCGGATGATAGGTGTCTCGAAAGTGCTGCATCTCCTCGATCACTTTCGAGATAGGACGCTGTCGCAAGTATGCGCGACCGTACTTCCGAAGACAGACGCTGTTTCCGCAGTAAGTACAAGCGAATCTACAACCGCGAGCAACGTGAAAGTAGATGAATCCGCGCTCGTTCATCAACTTCGGAAAGGCCTTCCACGGAAACTCAGGAAGCTTCGAGAGATCTTCTAGAGGTCCTTCAGGATTTACTACGATCTCTGTGCCTTTACGATAGGCTAATCCTGGAATCTCGAAGAACTCTGGAGTTTTCCACTTCTTCAGAAACTCTTGAACGAAGGTCTCTCCTTCTCCAGTACAGACGTAATCCAATTCTGGATGATCTCGGAGCAGCTCACCTCCGAAGATAATCGCGTGAATGCCACCAAGCAGTACAGGAACGTGAGAGTGTACAGCAACTGCAATTTGAAATGCGAGCGGAGCGAATAGTGTAGACGTCGAGATCATCACCAGATCGTAGTTCGAAATCAGCAGCCACCTCGTAGTCTCGTACGCAGTCTGATATTGAGGTACGTTGAAGAAGTGTCGCTCGTGCTCGTCGGGAATCGATGCGAATACGTAGCCAGATCCGACTCCCACTCCACTACCTATGTTCATGTACAAGAACGCAATTTTCATAAACAGCTTGCCGCACTCTCTAGTTCTGCGTCTAATTTAGGTAAAACAACCGGATACGAGAAGTGATCCAGAGCCCACTGTCGATTTCGAAGCTGTGGCAGGTCAATCACCCTCCAGAACTCCGAAGAGGTTGTGAAGATGCACTCTGAAGGGTAAAGTTGCCGAGAACCCATCCAGTTTTGCACCAACACCGTACTATGACCGCAACTCAAAGCCTCTTGCACTGAGGTCTGACATCCCTCGTTCTGCGAAACACTAACTACCACTCGAGCAGAGTTGTACAACTCTCGTAATCGATCGGGGGGTAGCTGTCCTACGAAGCGAACGTTAAGAAGATGCAGGTCTTTCGCTAGATAGATCACCTGCGTTAGAATCTTTCGAGCGTTCACAGCACCCTCAGGATCTCTCGGTTGCGAGTTTCCTACGAACAGTACCTCGTCAAATTCTCGAGATCTCTCAGCAAGAATTCGCAGTAAGTTCAACTGTCCTTTATTGTGATCAAGAGTACCAACATGTACTATGGTATTTTTTGCAGCGTCACCAGTTGGTATCCAGAAGTCGGTGTTGATCGGCTCTGGAATGTGCACGGAGTCAAACGGCGATAGATCGCATTCAGGATTCTCTGTGATAAACGAGTAAATCGTCTCCCGATTGCATCTAGCCCAGAACCACTGATAGTACTCAGAGCCGAGTACTCGAACGACAACCTTACGTTTGTTAACCTCTCGAGAAACCCGAATGCACTGTTCGTTTGCCCACTCAACATAGACCACATCAGCTAGTTGCAGATCCTCTACAACAGTGTATTTCTGACGCCAGTGTTTTTCAAGAGGCTCTAGAAAGTGCCTATTACCGCGACACACAATCGCGAGTTTCATTAAAGTGTCTCGCGATACCAGTCAATGTACTTCTGCAATCCCTCAACAAACGGTGTGTGAGGTTTCCACTCTAGCAACCTCTCTGCTTTGAAGTTACTGACCTTCACACCCCTAAAGTCGGCTGCCCTACTCTCCGTAAAGAACACCTGAATTGGAGAAGGAGCAAGATGTTGAACCATTAACGCAAGATCTCGGATCGTTGTTCGCTCGGATCCACTGAGGTTGAAGACCTCATTCACTGCTTCAGAGCGTAAAGCAGCAACGCATCCGTCCGCGAGATCCTCAACGTAAACAAACTCTCTCCACTGCGAACCATCTCCCGTAATAGAGATGTTCTGTCCAGAGAACGCCTTAGCAACGAAAGAAGGGATCACAGCTGCTGAACGAGCTCGAGGACCGTACGGAATGCCGAAGCGCAGGATCGTGTACGGAACGTTGTACGTCTTTAAGTACGCGTGACATAGCATCTCTCCAGCGTACTTCCCAACGGTATACGGATGACTCGGAAACGATATCGGAGAAGACTCATCTACAGACGATTCGATCGTGTCGCTGTAAACCCAGATCGTACTTGCGTAGATCACGTGAGCTTTCACCGCTCGAGCAGCCTCTAGAATGTGCTGAGTACACAACACATTCACCCGAGTAGCTTCTACCGGTTTCGCGAACACCTCATTCACGTCTGCAATCGCAGCGAGGTGATAGATCACATCAGGATTGTGTTCCTCTACACACTGTAGCACCGATTCCGCAGTTAGCAGATCTCCATACCACCAGTTTTTATGACCCCAATCTTTCACACCGAATTGAGGCTTCGGAGGAATAGAGCGATCGAATACGAACACCTCGTTGCCGCGAGCTAGAAGCTTATCCACGAGATGCGAACCGATAAAACCGCCTCCACCAGTAACTAGAATCTTCATGCGTCACCTCTCATTTCTTCACCTCGAAAATAGAGAGGTACACACCAGTGATTCTTAGAAACCCAGTCGGTGTTGGGTAGCTCGTACGGTTTCTTGATGTAGAAGTGACAGGGGTCCGAGTACACCTTTCCGGTCGACTTCTCAATCTGTTGGAATACGATGTACTTGTACAGACCCGACACCATTCCTGAAGGGAGTATCAGACGGTTGGGAAACTGAGCGTTCAAGTGCTTGATCGCGTACTCGTTCTTCCAGTCGACTATGTTCTGCAGAGAGTCCGTCGCGACACAACCCAGTGCGCAGTTGAACTCCGAAATCCTGCAGTTCAGTCCCAGGAACTCGTACGTCGGTTTACCGTAATCTCGATAAACACGAGCGTACTCGAGTAGATCGTTCCGAAAGGAGACTAACATCGCACCTTCTCCGGTGGATATCGTCTTGGTTGCATAGAAGGAGTAGATTCCGCAATCACCCCACGAACCGGCTCGTTTTCCATGGTACAAACCACCGTGAGCGTGAGCGCAATCCTCAATCAGCAACACACCTCTCTCTTTGCACCACTGTGCAATCTCTGCGATCTGGAACGCGATGTGTCCGCCGATGTGCACAACTACAACTGCGTCGGCTTTGAACTGCCGGTTCTTCCTACCTAGATCGTCAAGTGACATACACAGATCGTCTTTGTTGCAATCGACGAACTCGACTTGACAACCTTCTTTAAGGAAACACGCAGCGGTAGCCATAAACGTGTTCGACGGCACAAGTACCGTCTTTCCCTTCAATCCAAAGTAGTCTACCAGAATCTTGGCAGCGCTACTCCAATTCGCTAATGCTACGGACGGAACCTCTGTATACTTCGACCACTTCTCTTCAAAGAGAGCACAGTACTTTCCTCCACTCCACTGATGAGTGTTAAGGATATCCGTCCAGTAACCGAAGAGTTTCGCACGATCGCTCTGATCGAACCCGATGGTGAACTTCATCACTTCGTCTCCTCGATCAGTTCTACGATCTTGTCGATCTGCTTATCGAGAGAGTACTTATCGATTACCCACTGTCGATACTTGTCAGATTCGTACGGAGCAGCAATCACTTTCTCGAGCTCTTCTATATCTCTCCAGATAAGCTCGTGAGGCCAGAGATCTCTTGATCCCATGAAGTCGTGAATCAAGGGTTTGATACCCTTCGTCATCGCCTCACCGACGACGTAACTGAAGCTCTCCAACGTACTAGTAGAGATCAGGTACTTCAGATCCTCCATCCATACGTTCATAGATTCCTGTCGAGGAACCCATTCCCAATTTCGGAGGTCGCGAAGATCGTATCGAAGCACGCCCTCTTCTACACTCGGTTGATGTGGTATATCGAATCGCAGCAAGAACTTGTACTCTGGATGCTTCTCAGCGAAGTGTCGAATAACCTTTGCAAGAATCTGAGGACCCTTCTTATCTGTAAGAATTCCCACGATACCGATATTCTTAGAGTCGGAGTACTCTCGCTTTGCGAAACTCCATCTCTTCACATCGATTCCGTTCGGAATCACGACCGTCTTCACAGAGTCTGGAAGCCAGTAAACCTCTAGAAACCTTTGCCGAATGTGCTCTGCAACGAACATCAACACATCCAACTTACTCCAGTCGGTGTGAAGCATTCTTGTAGAGCTGAAGATCTCGTAGCCATGCAATCGACAGATCCATTTCTGATTCGCCGGCTTTTCTCGAGCGGTAGCTTCCATCAGATTCGCGGCACACCACTCAATCCAGATCACATCGGCCCACTTGGAGGCATCGGAATCGAACACTATCGAGGTTGCTACGTTATAACCTTTTTCACTCAGATGAGATTGAATCCCTCCGAGAAAAGTGAACGCGTTGTTCTCATCGTACAGAATGACGTTCTTCGCGTTCGGCTTCATCCCTGCTTTTGTCTTCCAGACGTCGATCTTCCCGATCATGTCTTGATTGGTACAACCAAGAGAGATCGCTTTCTGAGCCGATTGAATTGCTTCGAACCACTCTCCCACGGTAGAGTACAGCATCGCGAGCTTCATGTACGGTTCGTACGTGTAAGCAGCTCCGACAAGGAACATTCCGTTCATCGGAGGCTTCATCTCGGTAGCTGCTTTCCACCAGTGCTCCGCTTGATACAAATCCTTCTGTTCCCACGAGATGTTTCCGAGAGACAACGGAAACTCCGCTCTCTCCCAGTCCTCTTTCATACCATCCAGAAACGCTTGACGAGCGCTCTTATAATCCTTTCTCTGCTGATAGATCGCTCCAAGCATTAGATAGGCGTGAGCTCGCTCCGCGAACCATGTCGATCTCTGCAAGTACAACTTGTAGTGCTTTAAGGCGTTATCTAGATCGTCGACCTCGTAGTAGGTCTGCGCAAGATAGAAGTACGGACGAGAATACCTCGGATCCGTCTTCGGAACGTTATCACGCTTAATGTCTTCGACATCAAGAAGAAGTTGCGGAATGTTGATCACAGCGCGTTGCTTCTTCCGAACTTCGCTGTTTTCTTCCGTCCTCTTGTGAACAAATACGAGCTCGTTCACGGGGCGCTTCAATCCGCTGTCCGGATCAGAGTTCAACCAGTTATGTACTCGCCCGTAGTACTTGTGCTTACCGTTGTTCAGAAACAGTCGAGGTTGCAAGAAGAACGTAGTCGGAATCAACCTCTCGATGTCAGTACCTTCCGGGTTCATGTAGATCATAGCACTGAACACCTGAGTATCTGCGAGATCTAGACCGGGTAGAACTCTTTTCAACAGATCCGAAAGAACCTGCTTCGATTTCGGATGCAACACCTCATGAGCATCCATCGAGAGAACCCACTGCTTCGTACAGCGAGAGATCGCTAGATTTCTAGCCTTCGCGAAGTCGTTCTCCCAGTGAAACGTGCTTACTACATCCGCATACTTCTTCGCAAGCGAGAGAGTACCATCCGTAGTGCTGTCGTCCACCAGGACAACGATTTCATCTACTTGATCTCGAATACTCTCCAGACTCGGCTGGATTGTCGCTGCCTCATCCTTGGCAATAATACAAACAGATACAGTTGCTCTCTTCTGACTATCCACGGTCAGTTTCTCCTTCTAAAGAGACGTATACCCTATGCTAAGTTTCGTAGAAACCATAGCCTTCTAATTCAGTATCCTTTTTCAAGAGATGGTATTTTCGGTGGCACTTCTTGCGTCCGCGTTCTGACGGCGATAATGCCACTCGGTTCCTTTCAAGAGAAATACCGCTTGTCATCGAGACCACTTTACCTTCGGTCCTTAGGACCTTAGGACCTAATAAAAGAAGAGGCGGTCAGAGTCCGAAGATTCTGCCGCCTCTCTTTTGTCTCGTCACGCAGCGAATTAGGTGTTATCGCCTACGCTGGAGGAACAATAGAACTTGAAGACCGACTCAACACGGAGCGGTCCAAATCCCATCAGTCCGTACCAGTAGACGTTCACCAACCGCTGTAAGGCATCGAACGGTCCGGAGGTTCCCATCGCTGGAGCGATACCTTCCGCGAACCCTACCGCCTGATACCCGAAGAAGTAGCAGGTGTACAGATCCACGGCACCGGAAGCTCCACCGTTCTCGACCTTAGAGTTCGTGGTAACGATGAACCGGAAACCCTCGAACTCTCCAACTTCACCGTTGTAGATCTGAGCAGGCTCGACGTACTCCTTAGGATTCCGCCAAGACCCAGCTCCGGTCTCTGCTCGCAGATCATGCACGACATCCGGGTGCACAACTGCGATATAGAATCGACCGTCCGGCTTGATGACGTTATTTCTTGCTAGCCGGTTGAAGGCATAGCGAACGTCAACAGCGGTCAGACGGCTCCCTGCGGAGTCCAGGACGTGAGATGCCTGAGTACCGGAGGCGTACTTGATGTACGCAGCAGCGGTGCCGGCGTCGAAAGCAGCACGAGCGATAAGGTCGACAGACTTCCCCATGGAGTCTCCGACAACGCGCGCGGCAGCCATGTCAATGTTCGCGAAGGACAGAGTCCGAAGTTTCTGCGTGGTGGTCACCCGCTGTCCGTACTCATACATCGTTATCGATTTCTGAGTCTTGGACATCGAGGCCGCAGTCGGATCACCCGTCTCCGACAGAGCACCGGTGGCTACAGCGAGATTGCCGAAGATGGTGAAGCTGACAGTATCGCCCGGCATCGGGTCGCGGTCCGCAATCGACCAGCTCTTACTCTGCGCAAACTGCGCAAAGAACAACTGGGGCTGGAAAGCGAACTCAACCGCTTTGCTATACGCAGTCTTTACTAGACCGGTAAGCGTGGTGGTAGAAGTTTCAGCCATCTTGTTCCTCTCTGTATTTGGTGTTTACCGTGTCCGACACAGGACATTACCGTGCTGCAATACCGCAGACTCTATCATCAGACGTTTGGGCTACCGCCATGTGAACGTAGAAGTTTAGCAAGTTCGTCTGCACTCTTGCAGTTGCGAATTTGATCCTCGATCGCTTTCACACCCGCATCCTTACCAGTGACAGGTTTACCCGGAGGGCTACCTGCCGCACCGACGGTCTTCTTCTCAGGTGCAGATCCAGGTGCTCCCGCAGCGACAGGTGCAGCAGCCGGAATCGCTTGCACGAACTCGCGAATCCACAGGACTTGATCACGCACGTCTACCTTCGGTATCAACTTGTGATACTGCTCAGGTAACTGCGCTTTGAGCTCTATAAGCTCGGTCTCGAAGTGAGAAAGAGTCTTCGCGACGTCTCCAGCGAGAATCTCGTACTTGGGTTTGAGATCCTCAAAGAGCTTTTTGAACTCCTCTTTCTCCTTAAGAGCTTTCTCGCGAGCTTCCTCATCCCTTTTCTCCACGTCGCGAAGTTTGGTCTTCTTCTCCATCACTTCACGAAGTAGCTCACGAGACTTCAGTGAGAGTTTCTTGTTACTCTCTCCCAGTTTCCGAACTAAAGCCTTCAGTTCTTCTTCCGAGAGTCCGTCTACTGTGAGAGTATCAAGCTCATCCTGCTGAGTACCCGACTTCGGCTTACTCTCAGCCCCCTCTTCTTCGCCTTCTTCTGCAGCTTCCTCTTCAGCAAACCACTGAAGATGAACCTTCTGGAACTCGTCCATATTCATGTTACTCTTTTCCTCCGTAACGAGAAAATAGATCTTTCTAGAAATAAAGGGTTGGAGAACGGAAGTAAACGGAAGAAAGAGGATTATCTTCCTTTATATCCGGAAGCGTAAATTGCAGAGGCTTGCTTGTTTGCCTGCTTTACAGCTCGTGCTCTTGCAGACTTACTTGATGCCTTGTAGTGGTACTTCTTTCCGTGAGCTCCCCACTTCACCCAAGCACCTTTCTTATCTCGACCGTATTGTTTCGGCATACGTTACCTCACTACTGCGTTCTGGATTCGTTGAAGGCAGAGCCACACTTGATCGTGTGCTCCTACTCGAGCGTAACCTATTGCAAGAAACACCTGATCTCGAATTCGAGTGAGCTTCTTCTCTGCTGTCGTTGCTCGCATCTCTGCGTCGTCGCAAGCTTCATCTAAAAGATCGATCGACTTAGTGGAACTGTGATGCTCAGAATCTCTCGCTTCCAGCAACTCTCGAAGTTTGCGAATCTCTCTCTGATACGCAACGATACTCGGATTCGTCAAAACAGGATCGATTACGCTCATCTCTACCCTCTGTTGATGGAAAAAGGAGCCCGTCCAAAGACAGGCTCCCTACACTCACAAAGTCATCCTCATTATATGGTCAGCACTTGTAGGGCCCCCTGACCGGGGCCTTCTTGAATCAGCAGGAGAGGATAATCCTGCCACCGTGTATCGAGTCCTAACGATTGTTCGATGACCGAACCGAGACTGAAGTCTGGAACGACGATCTCGAAAGAATCATAGAGGTCGTTCCGAGTGTTCAGCAAACAATAGGTTACGGCATCGAAGGTGACTCCCCACTGGATCAACGAGATAGGGGACTCGCGATCTACAGTAGCGAGGACGGTCTTCCCATCGGACACTCCGAGGGCGATGATCGCTTCGACCGTCGGGCTGTCCACCCTCACGAATCGATTGATCTGCCCAAATCCGAAAGTGCCAACGAGTAGGAAAACTACCGCCAACAGAAACAGTAGCAGTCTCTTCACTCGTTCCTCCTTCCTGAGGTGTGAAGTTCACGTCGTGATATGCATCTCACGACTAGGTGTGTTCTTAAATGGCTTTAAATGGCTCTGAAGGTGACGTCGCTTTCTCTTGATACTCAAGGACCGCTTCGAGAGTTGTTACCCAGTGTTTCTTCAACGATCCGGATCCAACGTTCTTGCTCGGAATCTCTCCGGAACTCATCAACGTACGAGCGTACGACTCCGCACATCCGAGACGCTCGGCGACTTGTTGAGGTGTCTGACTAGTGCTTCTAGCTAAACTCCGAATTTCCGGCGTTAGCAGCGTTCGCCTCGACCAGTCTCGACAAAACCACGAGACGATCTCGATCACGGCAATCGCTAGAGAGCTGTGACTCGCGAAAGTCTTGTAGTTCTGCAACTTGTCAGCCTGCTCATCGGTTAGTTGCCGATTTTCGACTGATCCATTTCCGACCCTAATCGCAATCTCTGTCGTCATCTTGTCTCCTTTCTCTGAGACCTACTTAATAAAAGAAATACCGACTCACTTCGGAACCGGTAAACCGAGCTTCTTGATGTACGAGATCTTCTCGGAGACCGACATCTTGTTGATTCGGATGTCGGCTAGTCCGAGTTGTCGAAGGATCGGATCCAACTGTACAGAAGTTGGACCTGCTTCAACAGCGCGAGCCTTTTGAATCGGTTGTTTAGCCATCTCTACCTCCTAATCTGATATCGAGATACGAGCCAACTCACACCCTCCTTAGATACCAAAGCGCGTTCAGCACTCTCAAGTTCTACGATCTGAGCGGTTACCCAACGAGAATTCCGAAGAGCTAGTACTGCATCTCCTACCTGAACGGTCTCTCCACTTACTAAAGTCATAACTCGTGTCGCTGCTGCTCGTACTAAAGAAGCTTCAACCATCTGAGCAACGAGGTCTTGAAACTTCGTAATCGTCTTTAGTTGTTCTATCGCAGCAGAAGGTAGATCGTCTCGACCCCAAATCTCTTGAGCTTCTTGAGGACCCGCTACGATAAAGGGTGAAGACGAATGAACGCAGTTCACGTGAAAGATCTCACCCGATCGTCTTGCTTGCTCTACGGTAGGAAATCCAGGAGTCTTCCCTGTAAGTGAGAGGATCTTACCCTCCCAGTTCCTGCACTCGTCTCCAGAACCGCCAATAGAGACGATCACCAAATCGTATCCAGAGCGCAGCATCTCGTTATGCAGACCCTCTTCGTTGAGGGTCATCGCACGAGTACGAGCAATAGTTTGACTCCACCAATCCGGATCGTAGTACCTCGTAATTCCGTCTTTGCACACGATCGGAAGCTTTCCGAGCCGGTTCGGGTCTGTCAGATTGAGTTCACGGATCTTCTTCGCGATCATATCCGTAAGTTCGTCGATAGAGTACTTCCGAGTATCAATCGCAGAAAGGATATCTTCTGCCTGCATCACGGTACCCATATCACGAAGGTATCGAGCAGTGAAGTCCTGCATCTCCCCAATGGAGTTCCCGAGTAGTTTGTCTAGTCCGTTAACGTACCATTCGATGTCAGGCATTAGATAACCTTAAGAGACAACGTCAAAGCAGATCCCGCAAGACGGGCGGACTCTCCGACGCGCAGCCTCACTTCTTCAGATCGAAACAAACATCCGTCTACACCACACAGCTCAAAGCAGATACGCACGAACTTTTGCTCGATGCCGACAACAGAAATCTGAACCTCTCCTTTAAGAGAAGGAATCGACTTCAAAACCCACTGTTTTCCGACTTCCGTAAGACCGCTCATCTTACCTCCTCAATATCCTGTGCACGCCTGAAAGTGCATCCCGTCGTAGTTGTACTTGGGATACCAGTCACCGCCCCAATTCCATCCTCGAGTCTTGAAGATGTCTACGATAAACTTCGGTTGATTCGGCTTCTCCTTAAACGGAGCAAGGTGAGGATTGATGTCGATTGCGATACCCCACGAGTGAGTGGAGAGAGCAGGATACCCTCTCATCTGTCGGAAGTTGTAGATCCCACCGAGTACGTGATAGCCGTTCGCGATCAGATACGCTTCACCAGCAACTCGAAGAGCGTCTTCTAGAGCTACTCCTTCATCTACCCGAAAGTTGCGCTCTGCGAGATACCTCTCTCCTGCCTGCATCAAGATCTCGTAAAGTGCATCCTCCAGTGACGGCCACACGTCTACGTGAACACGAACCTTCGACACCATCACATCGTTCCACGAGTTCTTCATCTTAAACGGAAGAGAGCGAACGACTAGTTTCTCGTTCCAGAACGTGTCATCACCGATGAGGTCACTGTCTACGTCTGGATCACCGTATCGAGCCTTAATAGCTCGAAGACCGTGAGGAACGTCTCTCAGTGGGATCATTTTGCTTCTCCTGCTTCCTGTCTTGCTACGCGAAGACCCGCGTTAAGAGAGGACTGCGAAATCATCTCCTCTGCCTTCAACTCCTCGATCGCGTTGTCGATTTCGCTGCGAAACCGTTCGAGCTGTGATACAGAGTACTCTCTCACAATAGAGTAGAAGTCGTCCTGACGACCGATACCTCGGAATGCCCAGACGGTTAACACGTTAACTACGGAGAGAATCAGGTAGATGGTGAAGACCACCGGAAAACTACCTAACGCAAACTCAAAGACTCTCAGAACAGCGTATCCTCCGAGTACCACAACTCCGAGTACCAGCAGAACTATCGTGATAGATGTCCACGTCTTCCGACGGATCATCCTCTGGAAGCGTTTCTCTGACATCTCTTCCTCCTACTAGTAATACCGTGTCACAGAGACGAAAGTCTACTCCGGTAGCTCCTGTCCGCGAAGGGTGTACGCTCCGATGTACCCGTCGATGTACTTCATGGCGTTCACGGAAGAGAACTCGTTGTGTCTGTAACCACGAAGAACTTCTCGGAGAGCATGTTCTAGTCCGAGCCAATCCGTCTTAAGCTTTTGCAGCTGAAACACCTCAGAGATCTTCGCATCGTGGTCCATCGTTCTCCTCCTAAGCGCTGTGGGAGGATTGAACTCCCTCGTACCGATTTTGCAGACCGACGTGTTCCCACTTCACCAACAGCGCAAGGGTGGCCGGCCTTCCAACCGACCTGAGAGAGCCCCTACCCCCACTCTCTTTGCGCACAGTCTCGATCGCTGCCTGCGCCCGCGTGTTACATCGGTCACGCTCACCGACCTTTTCAGTCCGGAAACTTCAGAAGGACGAGAACGTCCGACTTCTCGGTGTTCCTCGTCGCGACCTGAACCTTGCAGTTCTTCATCTCCAACTGCGGATTCGCCTCGAGAAACGCGTTGACCTTCTCTTCCACGATCGGAGCAGAGCCCTTGAAAATCTTGATCTTCATTCGATTCCTCCTACTCTAGATATTACCGGTCTCCAACGGAGATCCTTTACTTGATCGTTGCCCACTGCATACACACCCGCAACAAATGGTCGTAGTCTCCACTCATAGCCTGCTTCGAAAACTCCTCGATTTCTGTAGGAGTGTATCCAGCTTCCTTCAAAACCCTCCGGACGCATCCGAGAATCGCAAACGCGTTGCCGTCCTTACCTGCGAGTTCTACAACCGGTTTTACCTTTTCCATCTCCCACTCTCCTCTCTACTATAGACTCTCAGCGAGCTTACGAATCTGCTGCTTCCGACTCTCCTCTCTTTCCTGAACCTGTTCGAAAATCGTATCGTCTGCGTACTGCTGAATCGCACTTTCGGTCAGCGCAGCTAGCACGCTTGGTTCGAGAGCGTCAAGCTCCCAAGAGGATTCTCCGTACTTCGCAGCGTATTTCGCATAACGAGGATCAACCTCCTTTGCTGGATTCTCAGGCGGTCGATACTGGCGTATCTGTTCCATCGTCAGTGCGACGCGATCGAGACTCTCGAAGAGCTCGTCCGGACCCTGAAGAAACAACCCCAACCGCCTCTGAATGTCTTCCGACATATCGATCCCAGAAGGATCGTGATCACCGAAGTATAGAACGCGAACCGATTTGTTATCGTCCAACGCTTCCTGGAACCTTTTTGAGCTATCGTACATCGCTGTCTGCGAGTTGTAACCGCGGTTGGCTAAGAATAGCACGTCCCACCGACGACAGACCGGGTTCAGAATGTTGCTGACTGCGTCTTTCTCGCACCAAACCTCTATGTACCACTCTTGATCTGGCCAACGTGCCTCGTAGTACTGCTTTGCTGCGGAGAGCACGATATCCTTAGGTGAATCCCAGTGCGGATTCACCCGCGGAGTTCGAGCGCGATCTTCGATCATCGCCCAGTCGATGTACCCTGCAAGTCTACCTCGGTTAGTGATGTTCCCGAGTCTGTCGTACGACTTGGTCGAGTTCGGAATCAGATCCCTGGCGACCAACTGGTAGTACAACTGCCGGAGAGTGAGACGATATCCTTGCTTCTCATAAGAGTCAAGGATCTTATCGATGTGCACAAAGAGTCCTGCAGACTCCTTCGAAGGTTTCCAGTCGAGAAACCTTTCCTTCATCACGCACCTCCGTGAATCGCAGAGTTCATCTCCACACCGGGCGCCTCTCGCTTCCAGTGGTCCTTCTCTACTCCCCAGATCCCTTCGAAAACGAGCCGTCTGAGAACGTTCTCGAAGCGAACCAGTTCCTTTCTGAACGCGTCCTTCACGGTAGCGCAACCAAGTCGAACACCCTCGGTCGTGATGCTGGTCCACTTCTCGTCCTCGAAGTACCCGGAGATCTTTCCAAGGTACTTGGACCGTAGCTCGATCGAGAGTCCCCAGACTTGAAGGATCGTGACCCCAACTACTTCCGCTGCAGGAGTGAACGGCTCCTCTACTCTGTGAGTACCCGGCTGAAAGCCGTACTCCATAGCAACGTTAACCCTGATCTCCTCTCCTTTAGTAGGATCCGTTTTAACAAAGGCGTGTAACGTTTTGACCTTCCCTGTATTCCGAACGAACTGCTCGAATACCTTGACTAGTTCCTTACTCGTCATTTCTCTCCTCCCTCTTTTGCCACTCGATCATCCGTTCGCACTTCGGAAGGCATACCTCATAGAAGGAAGCCCTCTGATGGATCATCGCATCTTCGCACTCCTGCAAATAGAGGCACTTCCGATTCTCTCTATCCCAAGTGCAAACGCTCATCTCGTCTTCTCCATCGGAAACAACTTGCAAATCAACTCCTCTCCCGTCATCGGAACCCAAGAGCGAACACCGTCTGTGCTCTCCAAAGCTACGAACTGCGCTCGTTCGAGATCGATAGAGTCCATCGTGCGTACGTCGTAGATCTGACCGCTCTCGTCTGTGAGTTTGTACTGCTTGCGTTCCATTACGATTAACTCCTGCTCGTTCCGCTTGAATCCGATAGCGTACAACCTATCGATGAACTCTCTGCGGTGATCGAAGCGCGACCGTCCGATGCACGACCCTGCCTTGTTGTAATGGTACGCGTATTTGTTCTTTACCTCCACCCTCTGTACTCCGTCCGTGTACGTACTCTTCATCGTTTTCTCCTCTCTCTTCTCTTTCTTCTCTTTCTTCTTAGTCTACAATTATATTATAATATAGATTGAAAGAAAAATCAAGAGGTTTTGAAAAATATTTTTAATTTTTTTTCTTCCTTTATTAGTTCTTTTTTGAAGCAAAAATCGCTCCCGTTTTTAGCGAGAATAGAACGATCCGATACAGCGGTCCGGATGCGGTTCCCAATCAGCTTTGAAACCCTGCTGCACGATAACTCCGTGATTCCTCTTCAACTCGCTGAAGTCAACTTTCTCGTAGGGATGCCACTCCACAAACATCCGACGAACGGAATCCGGTAGTTGGTGAAAGTCAAAGTGCTGCTCACTACCCTCCGCATCCACCTTGATCACGTTCGGTTTATACCAAACTACCAACCCCCAGAACGAGTATACATACACCGGAACAGTCTCAGGGTACTCCTCCGGAAACAACCTGCACGCGTCCGTGTTTAGAGTCTGCCGCAAGTATGCGAACCCCCGTTGCAGCATCTCCGGATGATCGGTGAGAGCACCAGGAACGATCAGCGCATCAGGAACGTTCATTCGTAGATACTGCAGATTTCGAGAATCCGGTTCAACACACAACGTTTGTCTGGGATACGCTAAGCGAGCGAAGGCTCCGATGTGAGCGCCTACATCCAGAACTCGACTGCTTATTCCATCCACGAGTAACGGAGCGTACTGTCTGGCTTCCATTATGATCGTCCCGGCGTTCGTTCCGGCAGGAAAGTGCATATCCATCAGTGCTCTCCTTCTCCCCGTTTCAGCAGATCCAAGAACTCTTCCCGAACCTCTGGATTCTCTCGAAAGATCCCTCGTATAGCGGAGGTCGTCATTAGTGAGTGCTGCTGCTTCACACCGCGAGCTCGCATACAAAGGTGTTGAGCTTCGAGCACAACCATCACACCCTGCGGTTCCAGCGCTTTCTCGATCGCATCCGCGATCTGTACCGTCAACCGTTCCTGGATCTGTAACCGACGAGCGTAGATGTCTACCACCCGAGCAAGTTTGGATACACCGACTACTCGATCCTTCGGTACGTAAGCAATCGAGGCTCTTCCTGAAAAAACTTGCATGTGGTGTTCGCAGCAAGAGTAGAACTCAATCTCACGTAGTATGATCATCTCATCGTAGCCACCAGAGGAGAACGTTCGAGATAACACTCTCATAGGATCCTGCGAGTAACCTCCAAAAAGCTCTTTCCACGATCGTACTACTCGCTTCGGTGTATCCCTCAAACCTTCCCGATCCGGATCCTCTCCGATCGCGAGAAGAAGATTCCGCACGTTCTGCAGTTTGTGTTCTGTCGTCATTTGATTCCCAGTACCTTGTGAATCTGCACGGATAACCTCCAATCGGGATTCTTTCGTAGCCACTCCAGAATCGCTGGAACCTCCATGAACTTCCCTCCGATCTCCACTGGTTGCACGTATCTGTGTTGTACTCGAGGACTCTTCCGTTTTGACCACTTCTCTACAAACTGCGGAGAGATCCACAGCACCTTCAACTCGCTCGCAACATCTTCGCGAGTCACCATCGACTTCGGGGATACTGTAAGCCAGTTCGCTTCGAACCACCCCTCCTGTGTTCCGTTCGTTTCGATCGCTACGTACTTTCCGCGTGCTCGCAACGCTCGCACGAGTAGATGCAGGTTCGGTTGGATCGTAGGTTCTCCTCCCGTGATCACAACGTGTGTCGTTAGCGTCTTCTTTGCTCGCTCTAGAATCCGTTCTAGCGACCACTCCTCGTACACGTCAAACTTCGTATCGCAGAAGGTGCACTCAAGATTGCATCCCGCAAGACGAATAAAAAGGGAGGGGGTACCTACCCAGTAACCCTCTCCCTGAATGCTCTCGAAGATATCGACGACCGGAAAGTTCACTCTACCTCCAATTCGATTCCGTTGTCGTCTGTTTCCCACAGCACTATCTTGGTGACCGACACCTCTCGTCTGTGTGCTTGCTTGATCAGATACTGCACTAGATTCTCTGCTGACGGAGGTGTGACTACATCGTTCACTAGCATGTGATCCGGAAGGATGTCTGTCAACACTCTCTTCAACTCTTTAAAGTCGATTCCGATTCCGGATTTATCTAGTTCAGTCGGTACCTTAACATAGAACTCGACGTGCCAGGTATGACCGTGCAAGTTTACACACTTCCCCTTGTAGTGTGGAAGCCAGTGAGCTGCGTCGAAGCTCAGTTTGATCCGGTAGTTCATCTGTTTCTCCTTACCAATTCACAGTCGATGTCACGTTCGCAGAGTACGTCGAATAGTTGTACGCGAACGTCACAATGATCGGCTGTGGTCTCGGCGGTCTTATTTTCACATCTAGTAATACCGCCTTGGCTTGGTTCAACTCAACCATCCGATCGTGGTCACCAGCGAGATCTGGATGTAGTAGTTTCGCCTTCTGACGATACGCTCTCTTAACTCGTACCTTCTGCTCTTCCAGAATCCGCTGAGCTTGCTCGAACGAGACTGCTCTGTTGATCTGCGCAATAAAGTCAAGAACTCCTAGCACATTCATCGCGACGTTCGGATTCACTTCTTCCTCTTTCTTCCTCTCTTCTTCGTAGGAGCAGCAGAATAGAGCTTACCTGTGTGCGCTGGATTGTGAAACGTAATCCTGTTCGCAAATAGGTACTTCATCTGCTGATGCGATCGTGTGTAGCTCTTACCCCCTCCCCTCGGCATTTTGAGGCTCCTTCAATTCCTTTCGCAGCCTCTGCGATTCCTTCTCTGCATTCGGATCGAACTTCTCTAGTGAAGCCAATCCTCGTAACTCCCCTCGCAAGAACACGTACTGCTGATACGTACGCCAGAACTTCCGAGATCTCTGACCGAAACGTTCGATCATCGCGTTCGCTTGCTTCTCACGAGTTCGTCTATCTTCTACCTTCAGCAGTTTCATCGGAGAAAGCAACTTCTGAAGTGTAACCTTCAGTTGAGCTCCTTCTCGGATCGGATCGATCTTCATCTTCCTTGCAACGATCACGTACGAGGTTTTAGAGAAACGCTCCCCGAAAGATTTTTCCGGCTTAAAAACGCTTTTCATTTACTTAGCAACTCCCGGAGCTGGAATCGGAGTTGCTTTCGGAGCAGGAGGTGGAGCAGCACCCTCTTCTCCTACGTTCGCTTCTTCACCGGCAGCAGGAGTTCCTTCTCCACCCTCTTCTGTAGGAACAGCGGCCATCCAGTCAGGGAACTGAGCCAGTTGCTTCTCTAGATCCTTCTTCTCCTGAGCATCGAGACGCTTCTTCTCCTGCTCAATATCGATCTCGTCAAACAGTTTCGCGATGATCTCCAACCCAGTTTCCTTGCTGATAAGTCCGCTACCTACCAAAGACGTCACCTGTGTAATGGATTCGGTAACATCCGTCGGAAGAGAGCTCATTACCTCGATCGTCGGTTCCTTGATCTGATCTTTCCAATCAGTCGTCAGTTCCTCATCAAAGGATGTCACTCCGGGTCCGTCGATCCACACAATCCTCATTTTCTGAGCGGTAGAGATTAGATCGATCAACGCCTGCTTCATGTACGAGAACTTCCGCGTAGCCATCGCTAGAGAACGGATCAGTTTGTACATCAGCGCTCGTCCAGACTCCACTCCACCAGAGTCTATTCCGAGTAACGCAGCGGCAGTCTCGGTGTTATCGAGAATCGCCTTGTAAATGCGCTCGATCTCGAGCTTCGCATCGTCTAGGTGTCCTTGCCACTCGAGGTAACCGACAGAGGTCCCGGTTGCTCCTGTAGATACGGGAAAGTATCGACCTCCACCACCGGTCATCACCAAGTTGCCGTTCGGATCTAGGAAGTCATCAGGACCGTACATCGCTGGATCGGCATGCTTATCCAACACATCGTTCATCTGAGTCTCGCGAAGGTTGAGTGCGTTCTGCAATCCCTCTATCATTCCCGCATCAGAGACCCCGTAAATATCGAACATGCGATAGTTCGGCCAATGAATCACGAGGATTGCGTCAATCCCAGTGTTCTCCTCGATCACGTATACTTGAGCGACATCTGTAGTCTCGGTTTCGATCTCTCCCTCTTTGACGAGGTAGCACTCCATCCACGAAGACGTGAGAGCCTTCTCTACAAGCGCAACGTTCGCTGGATTCGTTATCATCGGAACCTTCTCGGTATCTGCTCCCTTGATCTCCCAGAGTTCGTACCGGATCTTTCCCTTCAAATGGATCTTCTTCTGCACAAGAGTTCGTTTCCGAACCTCTTTGGAGAGCAGACGACGAATTTCTTCCTTGATCTCGATCTCCCAGCACAGCTCGTAGGCAGTAACCTTATCTCCGTCGTGCTCGATGTATACAAAGAAGGGATCGCGATAGGGAATCTCGATCTCATCTTCTGCAACGCAAACTTCGAAGAACTGATCTCCAAGAGCACTGTTCCGTATCGCAGCCTCGTACAGAACTGTGTGCAGTTTGTGCTTCTTCAGAAACGCCTCTAACCACGTTTCATCATCAGGAGAGGGTTTTTGATCCTTCGGGAACGTGATAGAAAGCTTCTTTCCACAGACCAGATCCGCAGAGACCTTCGCGATCAACTGCGTCTTGTTGTCAACGATGAACTCTTTGGTTGCCCACTCTTCCTGAGTGAACTCTCGTCCTGTGAGAGGATCGCGAACTGCTACCTCTCCTAGCGACTTCTGGTAATACGCTCGACCAAAGGGATCCTCGTTGATCATGTACAACGCGGTACTAGCCGTCTCTTCCGAGATAGAGTAACCGCGTTCGCAAAGCTTCTTGTACCGCTGGTAATTCAGCTTGCGCTTTTCATGATCGGAATCTCGAGAATACATGTTGAGACACTCCTACTGTGGGTAGCGAACTCTGCTACCTTCCGGGACCTCGAAGCTTGTCCAGTAACGGCAATCCTTCTCCGGATTCTCCTTCGGAAGCGAGACCAGGATGAATGGCTCCCAGATTCGCTTCACCGGCATGTACGCCTGCAGCTTTCGGCTTCCGCCGAAGAAGGTCTTGGATCTCCGATTCGCTTCGGGCGTTATCCATCCTTCTCTGCCACTCCACTAGTGACATCTCGTCTGACATGCTTCCGTCTCCTACCTTTCCTCTTCTTCATCGATAATCGCGAGGATCCCGGTGAGCTCTGCTTCCTTCTCCTTCGCGATCTTCTTTGCTTGAACTAGCGCAGCCCGGTACCTCACATCGTCGTTCATGATCGCCTGCGCATTCATGAGTGTCATAGCGTCGTTGTACGCTTTCCACTCCGCTTCTGATTTCGGTTGTTCTCCGTTCATCACTTCTTCTCCTTCGGTTTGAGCGCACCCTGCTTCTTACCTCCGGCTGACTTCACGCCGAGATCGTCTTTGTATGAATACAAAGGAGGGACCTCTGCAGACCGTCCGATTCCTGTATCCTGCATCTGGATGCGCTCGTTACGAACTACTCCGTCGTTCTGCGAGCCATCTTTTACTTCTCCGGTATGTACAACCCGAGGAGTCTCGTCTGAAATCTCGGGCTCACCACCAGAGAACTTGCCAACGCCTACCATATCTCTATCCTCCTATACAACTGGATGATCTTTCCAGTACTTCGCAACTCGATCGCGCATATCTGAGAAGTTGCCCTCAACAGCAAACTCCGTATGGAAAGTAACTTCCTCTCCAACGCGATGTGCATCTGGATTCGAGATCGCGTAGCTCAGCATGATACGAGTTGCACCGAACTTCTCAACGAGTTGATGCGTCAAGAACTGAGTAAGTTCCGCATGCTCCTTCTTTACGTCATTCGCGATGAACAAGCTCTTCCTTCCGAGAGAACGCGATCAGTTCTCTCTCCAGAGCTCGAGTGGCTTCGATCAGAGTCGGGTTGTTTCGGATAGCATCCCAGATACGATGGATACCTTTACGCGCTTGCTGCTTCACCACGTTTCGCAGCGAGTCTCGCGAGGTGTCTCTCTCGTTTTTCTTGTTCACGCCGTTTGTTCCTCTCCAGACGGTTCGTCATCCGATACCGATCACACTTCCGTCTGTTGGTACCAATCTTCCGACCAGCCTTCTGTTTCTGATTCTGTTCCATCTCTACTCCTCAAACGTTAGAGAGTCAAGAAACTCTCGTGCCTTATCACCGGTAGTCTGCAGCACGAAGTCGATGAAGGAACACAGTGAGTTGATCACGGTAACTCCGTTTGGATAGTTCGCTCTTTCCTGATCTTTCACGAGCATCCTCAACAACTTCTTCACGTGTTCGTAGCCGTCTCTAAGATGCGTTACCTCAGTACGAACTGCATCCCTCTCGTGACTCACCTGAATAACCACGTGAGTCATCTCTCGGATGTAACCCCTCTCTACTTCTTTCCAGTACTCAAAGTCGTCTTTCGTAACGGTAATTTCGTTCATGAAAGAATTACCGCATTCCTACT